CGGTTCTAACGGCAGCTACTATGCTTACAACCGCTATGGTGTGGCATTCGGCTTCTGCGTCATATGAATCCGCAGCAGTAATACGGAAAGACTGTATCCGCCCGTAGTCGCCCGCTGTGTCGGGCGCGGAGGGCAAAGGGCAAAACAGGTCGTAAATTTTCGGCCGGGCGTAAGCCCGGCCCGGAAAAATTTTCAGGAAATGAGGAATCAGCTATGAGCGTGCCGGTGCCGGAGCGGAATGAATCGCAGGCGCAGTTCTTAGACACAGCCAAAGAAATATTCAAGATGGCAGCGGCCCTCCACCGAAAGCCTTACTATGCAGATGTCCGGGATACGTTGGTAATGGATATTTACCGGTTGGCCAGCGATATGCTGGATTGCCTTGTCCGGGCGAACGATATATATCTCCCGCGGGCGCAGGATGAAATGACCCTGAAGTTGATTGCCATACCGGAACAACAGGAACGGGTACAGCTTTTTGTAAAGGCCAAGGGGTATTTGTCAGCCCTGAATGTCAAACTGACTGAGCTGTACATGGTGAAGCCGGTGAAACACCGCTATCGGGGACAGAAGAAGAAATTCGGAATCCTGATGAATCAGGAGTACAAACTCATAAAGGGTGTGATTGACAAAGAACAGGCAAAGCTGAAGAAAATGACAATGTAAATACTCACGGGGTTTAGGCTGCATACTGAGGCGACACGCTCACTATCCATCATAGGCTGTGCGGGCGTGGACGTCCTCCGCCAACAATAACAACGTAAACAATTTTGTCAACGTTAACCTTGACGGTTCTAACAACAACAACAATGCTAACAACCGCTATGGTGTGGCATTCGGATTCTGCCAAAAGCTGTGTTGCACAGTAAACATCTGACGTAGGATTTCCGGGTAAATGAGCAAGGTGCATGACCGCCGGCCGCCGGGATATGCCGAGAAGGAAATAGCAGAAGGAGACTAAGCCCCTCCGTAAAAAAAATTACGGTAAATATGCACAAAGCTGATTGAAGCGAACCTCTGGGCGTGGCTGGACGCTTCTTGCATGGACAGACGGCTATGCGCTGCCGCTGTTTTCATAGCCCCGCTCTTAGCGGTTAGGTAGAGCGCATCGAGATCAAACCGTATTGGGTGCAATTTTTTATGAACAATGCTGAGAGAATACAGAGAAGAATCGAACGGGACAAGGCCCGGAGGGCAGCGAAAAAAGCTGCCTTCATGCAGCCTCTGGATCGTTATGACTCTGTATTCGACTTTGAGGAACTCTGGATTGCCGGGAAACGCTGCTGCAATGGTGTCAGATGGAAAGCCAGCATACAGCGCTGGGAAATGTCGCTTCTGACCAATGTCGCAGCGCTCTATGAAAACCTGCAGACCGGAAAACACCAGAAGTACAGCGGGAAATTCTGCTGCTTTGACCTGGTGGAACGTGGACACCTGCGCCATATCCGAGCACTGAAGGTCAATGAACGAGCTGCGCAGAAAGCCCTGTGTGATGTGGCTCTGGTACCGGCCCTGGAACGCTCCTTCATCTATGATAATGGCGCGACCATGAAAGGCAAGGGTATAACTTTTGCAGAGAACCGGCTGACGAAGCAGCTGCGGAGGTTCCTTTTTGAAATGACCCCGGAAAAGGCTTTGCAGGAAGGCTATGTGGTGCAATTCGATTTCCATCACTATTTTGACAACGCTGACCATGAAACCCTGTTCCATATTATCGGGAACCTCTTTTCTGATCGGAAACTGGTTTACACCATCCGGAAATTCATCCGGGACTTTGGGGAGAAAGGGCTGGGCCTTGGCAGCCAGATCAGCCAGATATTATCCCTGTCTCTTGGCGGGAGGCTGGATCACGCCATTAAAGACCGGATGCGCATGAAATTCTATGGCCGGTATATGGATGATGGATATATCATCTGCCGGAATAAAAGCGAGGCCCGGAAGATTCTGGCGGTAATCCGGCAGGAATGCGACCGCGCCAGAATTGAGATCAACGAGAAGAAAACTCGGATCGTGAAGCTCTCCCGCGGATTCAAATTCCTGCAGGTCATCTACAACGTGACCGAAACCGGCAGGATCATCCGCCGGACCAACCATGACGGAATCAAACGGATGAGAAACAGATTGAGAGCTTTTCGGAGAAAACTGGATGCCGGAGAAATCGAACTGGAAAACATCGAAATGTCGCTGGAAGCATGGCTCGCCCACTGCATGAGAGCTGATACCTACCGGACACGGCTTTCCATGTGGAAACGCTTCCGCAGGATGTTCCCGGAATCGAAAGCCTTCTATACCGTAAAAACGAATCGAGAGGAGGAGATCGAGAAAGCCCGGATATTCACTGAAACCTGGAATGAGAAACACCCGAACCATCACGGCTTCTGGCAAAGAATACACCGCCGGGCCGCATGGCGAAAGATGAAGGAAATGGAGGGAAATCATGGCGTATTACAAGTTAGTTTCAGGCGGTGCGGTGGTTGATGTGATCGATGAAGCTGCTGCCCTCTGGATTGTAGAGGATATCCAGAGTCTCAGCCTGTATTCTGGAAAGCGGGAGAATGCCTGGGGCGTTCAGGCGACCGGGGAATCTACCCTCTGGCATCTGAACGGGCTGCCGGCCTTCCACGATTATCCGGATGTACCGACCGTCACGCTGGAAGAGATCGGGGAGGGCGAGTATACCGCCTTACTGGCCGAGCTGGAAGCGGGCCGGATCGTTGAAATGGAGAACGAGCCTGAGCCGGATACCGGCCAGCCGGATGAAAAACCGGAAGCCAAGACCATCATCCAGCAGCTGCGGGAGCAGATCGCCGCCCTGCAGGAAACAAATAATATGTTGACCGAGTGCCTTTTGGAAATGTCGGAGGTTGTTTACAGTGAATAACCTGCGGCATTATCTTTTTATCCTGTTGTCATTACTATGGAAGGGTGGTGAAGATATGATGAGTTTGCTTTGGGCACAGCAGATTAATCTGGGCAAAAAGTCCTTTGCCCAGGTGCCGGCCAAGCTGAGAGAAGCGGTCCGGGAACTGCTGATTGACAGTGGCCTGCCGGAGCTGGCAGAGTAGAAGAGGAAGGAAGGGAGAGGAAAATGAAAGACGCATTTTGCACTGCCATCGGGGTTCTGGGTGGCTGGCTGGCACAGTTCTTCGGGGGCTTTGATGCCGGATTCATTACGCTGGGTATTGTTATGGCGATAGATTACCTGACGGGTATGATCGTTGCCGCGATCTTCAAGAACAGCCCGAACACAGAAACCGGGGGCTTGGAATCCTGGGTGGGCTTTAAGGGCCTGGTCAAGAAGTTTGTTATGCTTCTGATTGTCGCCGTGGCCTACAGAATCGACATCGTGGCCGGCTCAGACTTTGTCCGGGACGCTCTGATTATCGCGTTTATTGCCAATGAAGGAATCAGCGTGATTGAGAACGCCGGACTCATGGGAATTGAAGTCCCGATATTAAAGGACGCCATTGAGATGCTGCGGAAGAAAAACGAGACGAAGGATAAGTAAACGCCGCTTTAATAAGGAGCCGCGGTCTACGGCTAAGTAAAGAAAATCGCAGAATATTTTAATAAGAACGCCGGAGGGCGTTATTTTTGTTTTCTGAAAGAAGGTGAATGGGTGGATATTCAGTGGATGAAAAGCCCGAACTACAAGGCCGGGCGGGGTGGCCGGGTGATCAAGGCTATCGTGAATCACATTACAGCCGGGGCTTTCCCTGGCTGTTTGTCCTGGATGTGCAATCCTCAGTCCGGAGCCAGTGCCCACTATCTGGTGACGAAATCCGGCGAGATCTGGCAGATGGTCAGGGAATCGGATACCGCTTTTCATGCCGGGATCGTCAATAAGCCAACTTGGAAGCTGTACGACGGGGCCAACCCCAATAAAAGGACGGTTGGCATCGAGCATGAGTGTATCAGCGGCGGGGAGCTGACGGAAGCCCAGTATCAGGCCACGCTGCAGCTGCAAAGGGAGCTATGCGCGAAATACAACATCCCGATAGATCGGAACCATATCATCGGGCACTATGAGATCAACCCCGTAGAACGCCCCGGCTGTCCGGGGAAAGATTTCCCCTGGGCGCGGCTGATGGCAGACCTGCAAAAGAAGGAGGTGGAAGAAGTGGCAGAAAAACGAATCAATACCTTGGAAGAGGTGCCGGCTTATGCCCGAGACTTCGTACAGCAGCTGGTAGCAGAAGGGTCTCTTGCCGGCACCGGCAGCGGGCTGAACCTGACGGAAGACATGATCCGGACATGGATGGTGTGGGAGAATCACCTGAAAGCCGGGAAATAGAGCATTTTCGTGACATCACGAAAATGATAGGTGGGGGAATCAGGGTTATAGCATAAGTCAACATTGCAAGGTTGCAGAAAAACCCGGGTGTCGGTTTCTTGTGCTTTTGATATCATGTAAAGTCTATAAAACCCGAAAAGTCGGGAGATTATGGCAATTCAAGATTGAAATTTTCTGTAAGGATGCAAGAATGACACTTTTCTCCCTCTGGGTTTTTAATTCTAAGACAAAAGGCGGGAGCTGTTGCTCCCGCCTTTTAAAACTTGAAATAAAAATAGGCAAAAACTATGGCAGAATAAAAGTGTTTATAGTAGAATATCATAAGAGAATGAAGTATATAGGATGAAGGTGATGTAATGCAGGATAGAGATTATAAATGGTTTTTAGAAAATTATGATGCTTTATCTGCCCAGTATGGAAAGGCGTACCTGTCGATCAAAAACGAACGTGTTCTGGGAGCATATAAGTCCTATGCTGAAGGAGTAATTGAAACATTAAAGACCGAGAAAAAGGGATCTTTTATTGTTCAACTGTGTGATGGGACAGAAGCGGCATATACGAATTATATTTCTTCAATGGAATTTATGTGAATAAACAGGGGATAATATGAATAAAATCGAGTATAGATCTTTTACGAACAGATGCAAAGGGCTTGCATTACAATTAAAAAGCCCTGTAGAAGTAATGGTGGAGGGGAAAAGTTTTAAAACGCTTGCTTTATGGGATACGGGCGCTACAAAGACATGCATTTCAACAAATGTTGTTGAGATATTAGAACTTGTCCCAACTGGAAAAAATACAATTCGGACACCATCAGGAAGTAAAGACGTTAATACATATTTAATTGATCTGGGTTTGCCAAATGGTGTTTGTATAACAGATGCTCAGGTTTGTGATTCTGACATTGGAAACCAAGGCATTGATGTTTTGGTTGGTATGGATATCATTCTTCATGGAGATTTTATCGTAACCAATTATAATGGGAGAACAACCATGTCGTTTAGAATACCTTCAAAAGAGACGGTAGATTTTGTTCAGCAAGCTATAATTGATAATAAGATTCAACCTCATGGGCCGGGAAAAAGAAAGAGGAAAAAGAGATAGAATAATATAGTAGACACAAAAGACGGGGACAATAGCCCCCGTCTTTTGTGTTTTCTGAGTACCATATATCTACGATATTGGAACACTGTCTACATAACAGCTGTCGGGACTTATATCGACTTTGTTGCTCCAGACAACCTCGCTGTCTATTGTTGGATCAATATCCCAGCACACACAGGCATCTGCATCCAGATAAACCCGTTGGAAATTTTGGTACTGCATAAACGGCTCAAATACTGTGCCGGTCTTTAATAGAGGTTTGCAATCGAAGATGCGTGTTTCACCATTATCAAACCCCAGTGTTAAGGTGAAATCGCTGTTTGGAGAAACCGCGATGATCCGTTTGCGGCCTGCAGCAAAGTATTCAGCCATAGGGCGATCAAAACCTTTAGAAAGGTAATAATTCACATCTTTTGCCATAATAAGCCTGGACCTCCTCTATTTCATCGGATCGATCTGAAAGAGTTCCTGCTTCTTTTCTGCAAGCTGCCAATTCTCCATCAACTCTTCCTGATGAAAAGCAGCCCAGCCTAAAAGCATCTTTAACTGCTTGGATGGGATATTTCCTTCCAGTACTTCCAGTTCAAGGATTGAAATAATGACCTGATCCCCGCCATAAGAAGCATGGAAATGGGGTGGCTGATGATCGTTCCAGTTCATGTAAATCTTAATCCCGCGAAACATACAAATTGTTGGCATGGATTTTCCTCCTTATATCACTGTTCCGTCTTCAAAAACAAATTCTGCACGCCATCTGCCGCCCAACGCAGTCGCAATCTGTTCCATTTCTTCGGTGGTAAACTTCCCGGTCTTTAAGCGTTGACCAAAAGCCTGTGGGCTTTTCCCCAATCGTTTTGAAAGCTCGGCTTCAGATATTTTGATATAAGCTTCAGCCATCCGAACCTTTGTGGCTATATCCATTTTTACACCGCCTTTCCATTGACAATAATAAACGATAATCTTTCGGAAAACAAGAAAAAAATAAATAATATAAATAAAAATATTTAAGATAATCATGGACAAACTAAAGAAAATCCTTTAAGCTTAAGCCGTAAACAAGAGCGGGAAACCGCGAAGGGAACGCAACTTGCAGCAGTTCCCCAGAGAGAAAAGATAGGAGGAAAACAATATGTTAAGAAAAGACCTTGATGAATTATTTACCCAGAAGGTAACGGAATACCTCGCGAAAGGCTACAGATTCTACACGGGAACCATGAACGGTTCTCAGGGCGAGATTGCAAAGGTCGATCTCACGGACGGGAAAGAGGTTCTTCGGATCCTGATGGATACGGAGCTGGACTGGCGCAACGGCGACAGGGTAGTTATTCTGGTAGGTCGGAATACTGACAAACTGCACGGTTCTTTCTATGATGCCACGATCTGGAACAATCACCTGGAAATCATCGAAAAACAGGAGTTCAACAAAATCAGTGATACCTACTTCGTTCTTCCGGAAGAATACCCTGAAATCCGCGAAAAGCAGTTTGCTCGGTGGGAAGCACGGAAGGCGGGCCAGAAAAAAGAACTTGGAGAAGGCGCGAAAGCTATTGTACTCCCGTTCGTGAAGCGGCAGCCGAGATGCAAAAGCATCAAGCTCAGCGATATTGAGAAGGTGACCAAGGCCGAAAACAGCAAGGGAGGAAACAGCTACCTGGTAACTGCCAAAGGGAAGGCTTACAAACTGCACTGATAGATAAAATAGGCCCCGACCACAAACAGATTGGTCGGGGCCTATTTTATATTCTCGTTCCGTCCGGAAGCTCAAAATAATAGATAAACTTTACGCCCAGGGCATCCGCTACCTTTTGCAGATATTCCGGGTTGGCTGTGTTCCTTTTAATCTTAACTCCCAGATTCTGCGGGCTATCGCCCATTTTTCGGGCAAGCTCAGACTGACTAACTCCGAGTGCCGCCAGCAGCATCTTGATCTTTCTTTCCGTGTTCACGTTATCCCCCCTTCCGATTCTGATTATAAAACATCTGGTTTATATTATCAACAAAAATTTGTTGATTATCAAGTATTTATTTGAAATAATATATTGACATTATAAAACGATTGTTTTATAATCTAAAATGTAAACAGGATAAATCAAAACACGAAAGGGGATTACAAAATGGGAGCCACGAAGGAACAGGAACGCAAGGCACTGGAACAGATTCGTAAGATCGTAGAAGGGCTGGGAGCAGACAGCTACATCGGGATGGCGTTTGAGGGATGCTTCGAGATCGCCCGCGATAACATTGAAAATGACTGGGGATGCAGCATGAAACAGAGGGCCCTGGAAGCGGAAGAAAAAGCAGTTCACTTAGAGGACATTGTTGATGCTTACGAAAGAGGGGAAGAGAAAACCCAGGAGGAAATTGCCGGACTCAGAGAACAGTTGGAAGTTGTTCGGAACCAGCAGAAGGAAAGCGACAACCAGATTACTCAGATGTGGAACAAATATAGAGAGCAGGAAGATCGGGCAGAAGCCGCTGAACAGACGATTATTCAGCTCAAAGCTAAACTTTACGACCTGATGACGGCATGAGGAAAAAGACAGGGGCCCGAAAGGGCCCCGGAAAGGAAAGGGACAAGATGAATCTACTGAAATACGTACCAAAGAGCAAGCACGCCGCGATTCGGGACGCATACAAGGACGAGGACGGAATCTGGATTTGCCTGAAAGATGGATGGGAAGCCAGCCGGACAGACGCAGGCGCCAAAACAATCCACGCAGACACGGTCAGCGAGTTACGATACCAGATCGCCGGGATTAAGATAGAGGGCAGATAAGGAAACAGGCTAGGGGGCCGTAAGGCCCCAGAAAGGGGATATAGAATGCCGAAGATTGCAAGGAAAGTAAAAGTTGGCGATGTAATCCAGTTCCCGCGTACACAGTTTGCACCTCTCAGAAGAGGATGGAATGGGTGGCTTTTCAGCGCTGGGATAATCGAAAAGCTTTACATTTCCAAAAGCGGCCAGAAGTGCGCCCGGGTTAGATATTGCACCAGACGGGCAGGAAGGTACCAGCTTCTCCCCAACACGGAAACGACAATCAATCTGAAGCGGGAGCACCTGTTCGAGTATGATCTCGAATGGAACGCAAAACAGATCCGGGAGTTCTTAGAAGCGGAAAAAGCCGGGGAGCAGATATGCTGGTCTGAAGATGCAGCACTGCTTGTAAACCATGGACTGATTTAATATCAATCCCGCCCCGGAGGTTACGAGGGCAGAAGATAATATTTACTATCAAATTATAATGAAGAAAGTGGGGATTTATATGAAAAGAAGATGGTACGACGGAATGAAAAGGATCCGAGTTGATATGATCCCGGAGATCTCGCTTTCCTTGGAAAGGCTATCAACTGCATTACAGGCCGGAATCATGGAATTCACAGACGAGATGGAAGGGTTGGATATCGGTTCTGATGAATACGAGCAGGCCGAGGAAGTGCTGGACCGTCTGGACGATGCCAATATTGAGCTGGGGGACATCAGAGACCGGCTGGAAAGCGTCAGGGATTGGATTGCTGATGCTGATGAAAAGACCCGTGGAAAGGCGATACCCCAGAAAGAAGGGATCAAGATTGATGGTCACGTCGGCAGCTGGTATGTGGTAGATGAAGACGTTCTGGATGGCAGAGGAATCTACTTGCTGGAGCATGAGCAGTATGGAGATATGGCTGCGGGATTGATCGTTGATGCTGAACTGAATGTCCTGGCAGATGATGTGTGGAATGGTTTCGATGATCTGGATGAATGGGGTTTTGAAAAGTATTCGGTTGTTGATGAACGAAGCGGGAGGTCAGGAAATGAGGTATTATAGCACGCAGCGCCCCGTGATGCCGGGGAGCTTTCCGAAACCAGACTATGCAGAAGTCCTTGCAATCCAAAATTTCGACCACCGCGAATATGTGGAAGAAATAAGCCGCGAGGCGTGGGGATGGATTGAGTATAATAAGCCTTTAACCAACTTCGATATGAATAGCCATGAGCTGGTTGCCCTTCCGGAGAAAGAGCTGCACTTAAAATATATCGGCAGAGATAGCTGGAGCCGGTACGTTTATGAAGACGAGAATGGCAAGCTTTGGAAGCTGACCGATTGTTGCAGCCCGCGAGAGGCATGCGAGGAGCGTGGAGATAGACCTGTTTCAGCGTGTGGCAATGCCTTTGATGGTGAGCCGGATTGCCCGATGGGAACCCAGTACAAAGTGGTTTTTGAAAATGGAGGTGCAGACAATGATTTTCCCAAAGCGTGAGACAGTGGAGCGTATCAAAGAGCAGTATCCGGCAGGATGCCGGGTGCAGCTGGATCGAATGGAAGACCCGCAGGCTCCTCCGATTGGCACCAGAGGAAGCGTGATCGGGGTAGACGATACCGGAAGCATCATGGTGAAATGGGATACCGGATCTGGTCTGAACGTGGTATATGGCGAGGATCTGTGCCACAAGGTCGATGGGTAGAAAATAGCCCCGGTGTTAGCGCTCTTCACTCTGATCTATCATCGGGAATAAAATCAAAGGCTAGTTTGTAGCCCATAATGGCAAGGATTTTTCGAGCATCTTCAAAGGAGAAGTTCTTTTTGTTAAGAAGATTGGTTAGGCTTTGAGGTTTGATTCCAAGCTGGTCAGCTATTCTCTTTTGGGAGGTTTTAGATTCCAGCATGGTTTTTTTTAATTCAGTTACCAATTGCTCGTTATTGTAATAAATCATTAGATCACCCCCGAATCAGTATAAATGATTTCAGCTGTCTTTTCAACCGAAAAAGCTAAAAAATAAGCTGAAAATACATGAAAACCATTGACTTATCAGCTAAAAAGCCTTATAATTTTAGACGTAAGGCAGGGGGAAACCCCTTACGAAAGGAAGTGAGGAAATGGACGAAATGAACGTAACCGAGGCCCTGCTCAGAGCAGTACTTGAACTGATCGCCAAGTGCGACACGCTCGAAGAGCTGAGGGAAAGCGTAAAACGGATTATGGGCGAATAGGAAACGGGTAGCGACCACCCGCCAAGGAAACCGCTACCCAACCACAAAGGGAACATGCCGGGAGCCTTACCCCGGCTGTTCTCCTTGATTATACCACAGGTAAGGCAAATCAAGGAAGGGGAAAACACATGAAAAATATTGAAGAAATTACCCAAAAGCTGGAGGAAGGCGTAAAGGCTGTATTTGAATCCGAGAAATACAAAACCTACCTGACCGTCATGAGCAAGTTCTATAACTACAGCTTTAACAACTGCCTGCTGATTGCCATGCAGATGCCGGATGCCTCTCTGGTGGCCGGGTATAAAGCCTGGCAGACAAAGTTTAACCGGCAGGTTAAGAAGGGCGAAAAGGCTATCCGGATTCTGGCACCGATCCCGCACAAGGTAACAAAAGTAGTGGATGGAGAAGAACATGAAGTCCAGTATATGACCTTCCGGGCGACTAGCGTCTTTGACATCAGCCAGACCGAGGGTGAAGAGATCGAGACCCTTTGCAGGCAGCTTACCGGAACCGTGGATGACTATGAAGCCCTTGAAAAGGCACTTAAAGAGGTAAGCCCGGTTGAGGTTTTCTTCGAAGACATTGAAGGGGAAGCGAATGGCTATTATTCCTTCCCTGAGAACCGAATCGTTGTTCAGCGGGATATGAGCCAGATGCAGACGATCAAAACGATGGTTCATGAAATCGCCCACAGCATTTTGCACAACCGAGAGACCGGCAAGGAGAAGGAAGCAGACCGGCGCACGAGAGAGGTTCAGGCGGAAAGCGTGGCCTATACCGTATGCCAGCACCTCGGACTGGATACATCGGATTACAGCTTCGAGTATGTCGCGGGATGGTCTGATGATAAGGAAGTAAAAGAGCTTCAAGCCAGCATGGAGGTAATTAGAAAGACTTCCAAAGAGATTATCGAGCAGATTGCCGATATGCGGAAGGAAGTGCTGGCAGCATGAGAAAAATTATCGCCGGCATAAAGTATGACACCGATACAGCTACCGAGTGGGGCCGGAAGACCCATGGCAAAGAAGGAACCGTGAGTTTCACTGAGGAAATCCTCTACCAGAAGGATTCCGGAGAGTTTTTCCTCTATGGACGTGGTGGCGGAGGAACGAAATATGCAGATCTGAATGAAGAGCAGTGGTGGGAGGGAGGCGAGAAGATTATCCCGATGGAATATGAAGCAGCAAAAGCATGGGCTGCAGAGAATCTGGAGGTAGGGGTTTACGAAGAAGCATTCGGAAAGATCAGGGAATGAGAGGTGATAGGCTGGGTTTTGATTGCCGACAAAACTGCCGACAATAACGAGATAAGAATTACCAAATGTAACCAAACCAAAGCAAAACAGATATATGAGAATGCCGAAATTGCCTCATTTAAGCAAGTATCAACACCTTCAACCATGAGACCTGCTTAATTGACGCGGAAGAAGTCATAAGTTCGAATCTTATACGGCCCACCATTCTGAAAGCCAAAACTCCGGGACTTTTAAGCCCCGGAGTTTTTTTGCTATGAAATACTTTTTGACTACTGCCGACATAATTGCCGACAAACAACGACCAAAAGCAACCAAACAAGTACAAAATCAATGCTTCTTTCGAGTTGGCTCTGGTGCGGAAATAAGAGATGGTATAATATTGCCCAACGTCAACGCTTGTTCAACACTGGCTGCTGCATTGCGGAGTGCTTCATCACATACATCATCGTAAGCCAGCGTCATCGTGCGGCTGGCATGACCGACCATATCAGCAGCCGTACCGACGTCTACCCCGGACTTTAACTGCAGCATGATATTCGTATGCCGTAGCCCGTGGAATTTGAAGCGGTCCGGCAAGCCGTTCTTTTTCTTGAATTTTGCGAACCATCCATCAATCGTATTCGGGTGCATTGGTGCCCCGTTCCATGCTGTGAACAGCAGATCATTTTTCGTGGGCTCGCCATACTCTTCAATCGTTTCCACCCATAGATCGCCACACTTCGTGTGCATTTCGTCCCTCTGGCGTATCATTTCTTTCAGAAGAGGATCTATACTGGGAGGGAATGGAATCGTTCTTATGCCGGTTTCGGTTTTTGGGCTTTTCAGATACACCGTTCGACCGGTTGAGTGCTTAGACATTCGGTCTATCGTGAAGGTGTGATCTTCAAAGCTTATTTTGCTGTCTCCAAGTCCCAGTATTTCATTCCTTCGCATCCCGGTACAGGCAGCGATAATTGCAATAACCCGGTATTTCGTTTTTTCCTCTGCCAATGCCGCCAGCAGGTTACGAGTTGGATCGCGGTCAAGACTGGCCTTTTTCCGCTTGGGGATTTTGGGAGGCTTGATTCGTTCACATGGATTGGATTCCAGTTCGTCTATTTGGATCGCAAACGAAAATAACGAAGAGAGAATATTATGGTGCTTATGAATCGTGGCCGGGCTGAGACCGCCTGGCTTCCCATCATCCCGTACACCGTCCTCCTGCAGATTGGCATAGAAATCCAGCAGATTGGACGGAGTTATTTTATCGATCTTTTTATGACCGAGCGCCGGCAGAATCCTTTTTTTCAAATGGATCTCATAGTTTTTTTTGGTCTCGGCTGATGCATTGGGCGCGTCCCGCAGGAAACGGGCGGCAAGCTGATTCAATGTCATCTTAGACGCCGGCTTGAACCGATCGGCATCAATATCTGCTATAAATTTAGCCAGCATCCGCTCAGCATCCCGTTCTGTTTTGGCATGCACGGTCTTCGTGTGCCGCTTATATGATAGCTCATAGGAGAATTCTCCACGCTTGCGTAGGTATCCCACGGCTTTTTTAGGCATAATATCCCCCCTATAAGAATTGATTTTTCAAGAGGGCAATGCTAAAATGAACTTGCACGTGACATTCTGGCATTACCCGCTGGATGTCCCAAGCCCTTCGGTGTTAGCGGCACCGGAGGGCTTTTTTATTTATTGCAATTCGCTGCCCCATAGCAAGGCACTGCTACAAGCGGTAGCTCTTCAAAAATAGGCTTTCCGTCTTTAACACCCACTAGAAGTGGAATGGTAGCTACAACTGGTTTATCATTGGCCATATCGCATCTCCCTTTCTTTCTCATTTTCAGGTACCTCGGCCTTTCCAAACACCTTCCCTAGACAATAGATCTCTTCATTCCATCAGAATTTCGCTCTCAGCTCTACAACCTTTCCGAGAATCCTCACTGACTTTGATGCAATTTCTTCATTGCTAAAAAACATTGGAGGATATGCTGTGTTGCTGGAAACCAATGCAATACCATCTTTTCCATATTTTTTTAGCTTCTTACATGCAGCATCGCAGCCATTTATCATTGCAATGACAATGTCGCCACTATCTGCATCATCCTGCTTACGAACGATTACTACATCGCCTTTACTAAATTTGGGTTCCATTGAATTTCCGTTTATTCGTAATGCAAAGAAGTCTTCAGGTTTCCCCATTTCGTTTGGTAATTCCTCCCAGTCGATGATATCAGTTACTGCTTCGATGGGAAGTCCGGCTGGAACATTGCCGAGGACAGGGATGCGAAAATAACCTTTGCTTACTGAGGTGTTTTTTTCTGCGACATCAGAACTCAATAAATAATCAGTTGACACTTGGTATAATTCGCAAAGTTTTAAGAGGTTTTTTTTCCCTGGTTGCCTTCGACCAGATTCATATTGCGTATAGGTTGGTCGCGATATCCCTAGGTATTCGGCCACCTGTTCTTGAGTGATGCCTCTCTCCATCCGTAGACGTATCAGTTTCTCTCTCATAAACCCTTCACCTCCTTTGCGCTTTTATTGTAACGTAGCTTAACGCTACGTGACAACATAAAATGAAATTTTGTAGCTAATTGCAACATCGCTATTGACAAGGTAGCAAAAAGCTACTAAAATCAGATATGAGGAGGGTTAGGAAATGGACAATTTGAAACGACTGAGAGAGCTAAAGAACCTTACCCAAGCAGAAGTTGCCGAAAAATCGGGTATCAGCAGAGTTTACTATTTGCAGTTGGAAAAAGGATATAGGGGCAAAAAGCTACCTGTAACACTAGCTGCTAGAATTGCCAGAGTGCTGGATTGCTCGATTGATGAACTGTACGAAGCCAAAGAAGGTTAAGGGAATGAGAGGGGGTGAGGAAGATAGAAGACTCCGAATTTTATGACTTGTTGGTTTTAGCTGTGGAAAAAGAAGCCTTTCCGAGTTCTACATATATCGAAAAGGCCTCAGCACTGGAAGCCCTTAGCAGGATGCGAGGGTGCTCCCTGTACGATATTAAAGCAGCCTATGACGTCGGAATTTACTGGGGTTGGTCGTGGCTTTTTGGGCCCATGCCGGAAAACTGGGATGATTTGCCGAACTATATCCGACCGGGAGAAGAACTAAGACCAAACAAAGCCGATATTATGAGGCCTTTTATGTGGTTTGCTGAGAAAAGGCTGGGGCTCCGTTAAGGATGCAGGCCAAGTTTCCTGTTTAAGGCTTCCTGTACCATCGTACTAGCTACCGCCTTAAGAGCTTCGAGAGACACAGAAGCCGGATAGGTCATAACTCCTTTAAGACGTTCCCATGTAGTTTGAGGGCGGATATCAGCAAGGAATTCGTGACCCTTCCAGGTTAAGTCTATTATGTAACCGATATTGTAGTCTTCAGTTGTGTAAATGTACCCGCCGTCTGCGAGTTGACGTATATGGTATTCGACAGTTAAATAGGGCCATTTGTTCAAGTTTGGGTAATTTCGGTATAGAAGTTCAACATCGTAGTTTTTGTGGCCGTCAGAGTAATTTTCTAAAGCTAAAAGAATCTCACGAATCAGTTCAATTTCTAGTTTCATATATAGAAACCATCCTTTCTGGTAAAAAAGGGGGAGAAAATGCGAGAAAACCTAAAAGCAGCCCGCCGAGCTAAAGGCATGACCCAGCAGCAGATGGCGGATAGGCTTGGGATAAGCCTTAGATACTATCAAAATCTGGAACAAGGATCACGTGGTGGTAACTTTGTAGTCTGGGATTTGTTAGAAGAGATTACTGAAACTCATCAACGGAAACTCCGAGAGAACGAAGAAAATCATCCCGCTCTAATAAGAAATCCACGGGAACGGTGAAAAGGTCAGCGATCTGTACCAGCAATTCATAGGACGGACGCCGGGAACCCTCTTCATAGCACTGGTACGTCCGTAATGCAATTCCGAGACTATCAGCAGTTTTTTGCTGAGTAAACTTTTTTTTCATGCGGGTTGCCCGCAGGCGTTTATTGAACATAAGAGCCCTCCTATAATTTTATACGCAGTTTGCGCGTAAAATGTATTGACTACGCACAAAGTGTACGCTAAAATAAAACAAAATACAGCGTACAAATTGCGCGTAAAAATAGGAGGGTGTGCCCTATGACACTACGAGAACGCCGAGAATCTTACGACTGGACAAAAAGCATCACGCCGGAAATGTGCGTGAACTGCAGGTATTTTCACCAGCACTATATGCTGGTGAACCCATTGCTCCATAGAACCTCTTTTGTGGAGCTACCGTGCGGACACTGCACGTATAACCGGATCCGGTACAAAAAGGTCTATGACTTTTGCGAACACTTTGAAAGCCGGTATCAGCGGCCAGAACAGCGGGGTGCTGACGATGGCCGGAGATAAAAAACAGCGCAGAGACGCTGCTTTAAGATGCCCCGTATGCGGCAAGCGGGTGCCGTGGAACAAAGAGGAAGGGTACCGGGTGTACTGCTCCAGAGAATGCGAGGAGCAGGCGGTAAAGAACCTTGAAAAACTGCTGGAGGATATGGAAACAGAGGACAGACAAAACAAAAAGGAGGATTGACCATGGAAGCGACAAGAGAGGTAGTAGAAGAAATGCTGACCGCGCAGGAGGCTGCGGACTATCTGCGGATCAGCTACTGGACATTGCTGAAAAAGGCTCGGGAGGGGAAAATACCCTGTGTGAAAATCGGGTCGCGGGTTGTTTTCTCGCTCAATGCCCTGAGACAGTGGGTTTATGAAGAAGGCTTCAAAAGCCGGAAGAAAAGTGGGCTGTATGGAACCATCCGCAAGATTGACTGAAAGGAGGTTGAAGAAAATGCAGAAAACATCGGGATTATTCATTAGAACCAGATCCACCCGGATCAAGAAGCAGCAACTGTTGCATATTTTGCAACAGCTCAACCTGAAAGCTGCCAAGGATACCGTAAAACTGGCCCTGACCATTGTAGCCTGCGTGCTGCTCTATAAGCTGTCTCATGACATTGCCACTGCCCAGAGAGGCTATGAGGCGATCGGCGGCGAGCCGGTTTTCGCAATGCTGCCGCTGGTGGTGTACTACGTGAGGAAAAGAAGATGAAAAGCGAGGTAGTTGTGCTCAGTGCCAGCCGGGAACGCCAGAACGAAAAAGAATCCGGGTTTACATACCCCGGAAAGATCGTTGCGGCCGCCCGGTGGCGGGGAAATAAAAAAGGTTCCTTTGGAACTGCCATTCCGCGGGAACCCAAAAGAAAATAACCATCAAGAGTATATCGTGAAAAACCGATAAAAGCAAGGGGTGATGATTACGCCTGAAAACAAGACCGAAGCCAGACAATGGCTGAGAGACTTACGGGTAGCGCAAGGACTTTCACTGAAACAGGCTGGTGAGCGGTGCGGCATCAAGAGAGAAACTTTCAGTGATATTGAAAGCGGGAAGCGTTTCGGAGCGCTGAAAACACTGGCGAAGATTGCGCGGGCATTCGATTTCGACGTTGCGCAGTTTGGAACAGTCCCGCCCAGAGTGGTGGCAGCACCAGCGAAAGAGCCGCTTCCGTCCGAAGGTCAGTCAGAGGGACTGACAACAAAGAAGAAGAGCGGAGCCCGCGATCCGAAAAGACTGGAGTTTGAAGCAGAAATAAAAATCCGGAAGCGCTGGATGCAGAACCAGCAAATGAACGAAGAAATGGAAAGATTCCATCCAATGCTGAAAGTAACGGAAGATGGCAACATCATCGGGGACTACTGGACGGCACTGCGGGCAGTCAATGAACGGCTGGACGGAATGGCCCATTTAGAGAGGGGTAAGCAAAATGAAGCTGTTAAGCATAAAACTGGAAAACTTTCAGGGAATCAGAAATCTTGAAATGAACCTCGCTGGCCGGAACGCCAGCATCTACGGCGACAATGCCACGGGAAAGACCACCATCTACAACGCGCTGACCTGGCTGCTTTTCGACAAGGCCAGCACGGCCGCGAAGAACTTCACGCCGAAAACCAAAGGGGCGGAAGGCGACCTTCATAACCTCGACCACAGCGCCGAAGCGGTATTTGAAACCGATGATGGCCGGCAAATCTGCCTGAAAAAGACCTTCAAAGAGGTTTACAAAAAGAAACGCGGATCTGCGCAGGAAGAATTCAGCGGCCATACCGTGGACTACACCATCAACGGGGTACCGGCAAAGGAAAAGGAATACAACGCCTGCATCCTTGACCTCTGCGGCGGGGATACCGAAAAAACGAAAATGCTGGCTATGCCGGACTACTTCCCGGAACAGCTGCCCTGGGACGAAAGGAGAAAAATCCTGCTGGAAGTCTGCGGAGACATCAGCGACGAAGATATCCTGGCAGCCAACCCGGAGCTGAAAGAGCTGCCGGCATATCTCAAACTGCCGGGCAATACGGATAAGCGGTATACCATTGACGAATATCGTAAGGTCGCAGCCGCCCGTCGTAAGGAAATCAACCGTCAGCTGACTGAAATCCCGGCCCGCATTGATGAAGCATCGAAATCTGTACCGGATACTGCCGGCTTGGATGAAGCAAAGATTCAGTCCCGGATCTCGGATCTGGAAGCAGAACGGGATCAGCTGATTCAGGAAAAAGCAGACGCAGGTCGGGCGGATGCTGCATCCACTGCTATCCGGCAGCAGATCGCAGAGGTCCGGATCAAACTGGCCGAAGCTGAAGCTGCCCACATCAAGGCGGAACAGGAGAAGACCGCCGGTATCAGAGAGCAGGCATTATCTGAACAGCAGAAGGTAGCCAAAATAAAGCGCGAGATAGAAGACCTTACTGAGGAAATCAAGAGAAAAGACGCGACTGCATCCCGTATGGATACACTGCGCGGCCAGCTGCTTGAAGAATACCAGAAGGTCAGTGCTCAGGTCTGGGATGAAGGACAGGCGATCTGCCCCACCTGTGGCCAGCATCTTCCGGAAGAACGGGTGGAGCACATGCGGGGAGAGTTCAATCTGCGGAAAAGTGAAAAACTGGCAGAGATCAATGCCAGAGGAAAAGCCGAAGCAAGCAAGGAAAAGATCGCATCCCTTCGGGAGGAAATCAAGGCTCTTGAAACCCAGCGCGAAGAATGTTTGGGGAAAAAGGACGCGGCAGAAAAACAGGCGGAGGCCCTCTCGCAGAGCATTCCTGCACCGACACAATTCAAGGCCACGCTGGAATACTACGATCTGAACCAGAAGCTATCCGGTTTAACCGCACAACTGGAAAACACCGGCAGCGCAGTTACAGAAGCACAGGCCGCCATTGAAACAAAAATCCGAGCCGTGAACAATGCCATTCAGGCCGAACGGGACAAGCTGCTTCAGCTGGCAGAGGCCGAACGGAGACGCCAGCGGATCACGGAACTGGAGAATCAGGAAGCCAGCCTTGGGGCTGAGTTTGAAGAGTTGGAAAAGGGCCTGTATCTATGTGACCTGTTCACGAAGGCCAAAGTCAGCGCACTGACAGATCGCATCAACAGCCGGTTTAAGAGCGTCCGCTTCCGCTTATTCCAGGATCAATTAAACGGAGGCTTAAAAGAGGACTGCGAGGTTATGGTGCCGACCGATGACGGCCGCATGGTGCCCTATGCCTTTGCCAACAACGCCGCCCGCATCAATGCTGGTCTGGAGATTATCGGAACGCTGGCGGACTTCTGGAATGTCAGCCTTCCGGTATTTATCGACAACGCCGAGAGCGTAACCCGACTGGCGGAGCCTTCCGGAATGCAGATCATCCGGCTGGTAGTCAGTGAAGAAGACAAAAACCTGCGGCTGGAAGTCGCAGCATAAGAAATGGAGGCTAGAACCATGGCAGAAGAAAAAGCAGTAGCAACGATCAACAATGCACAGCCGCCCGAAGTGAGTTTTAGCACCCGGTTTACCAATCGGGTACTGCAGGAATTCGGTCTCCGGGCCGGAGAGACGGTGCCGGAAGTGACCGAGCATCAGCGGCAGCTGATTCAGGGATATTTCATTACCATTGACCGGGCGTTGAAAAATGCCGAGGCTGAGCGCCTGCGCAAGAACGAGAACAACACGGATCACAAGTACGACAACCCCTTGCCCTGTGAATGGAAGAACGTCAATCTGGAAGAGCTGGCTGTCGATTTGATGTACTATGCCCGGTTAGGTCTAGACATGCTGATGGACAACATGCTGTTCCCGATCCCGTTCAAAAACAACAAGAAAGAAAAATACGACATCACGCTCATGGAGGGGTATAACGGCATCCGGTATATCGCCGAAAAATATGCGCTGGAACCTCCGACTGCTGTTACGGTGGAAGTGGTTTACAGCACAGACGAATTCCAACCGATCAAAAAAGACCGGCAGAATCGCACTGAGAATTATGATTTCAAAATTACCCGACCGTTTGACCGTGGGGATATTGTTGGCGGATTTGCCTACCTGGAATTTACCAAACCGGAAAAGAACGAGCTTATCATGCTCTCTATGAAAGACATTGAGAAGCGGAAACCGGCGTATGCCAGCCCGAATTTCTGGGGCGGGAAAAAGACCGACTGGCAGTATGAAAACGGGAAAAGGAAAAAGGTCGAAGTGGAAACCGAAGGCTGGCTGGATGAAATGGTCCGTAAAACCATCATCCGGGAAGCCTACAGCGCGAAGCACATTCCCCGTGATCCGCAGAAGATTGATGATACCTACCAGCAGTTAAAAATGCGGGAAGCGAAGTATGCTGCCATTGCGGCACAGGCCGAGATTGACGCCAACGCCAACACGATCACGATTGACACGACCCCATTGGAAGAACCCATTCCGGAGCCGCAGGCTCTTCCGGAAGCCCGTGAATATGTGGATTTGGAAACCGGCGAGGTTTTGGCTATGAAACAGCCGGAACCGGAACCAGTGAAGCCCGCTCCTACGCTGGGGCCTGACTTCTGATGGAGATTACAGTAATTGCCTCCGGCAGCAGCGGCAACGCCTACCGCATCAGCGATGGTACCACAGCCCTGCTGCTGGATGCCGGCATACCCATCAAAGAGATTCATAAGGCGCTGAACTTCCGCGTGCATGATCTGGCCGGATGCCTCATAACCCATGAGCATGGCGACCACGTAAAGGCTGCATCCGATCTGGCCAAAGCCGGCATCAATATCTATGCCAGCCCTGGAACCATTCAGGCAGCCGGTTTATCCGGCCATAGAATAAAGGCGGTGCAGGCGCTTAAAGAGTTCAGAATCGGTTCTTTTGCCATACTGCCATTTGATGTACAGCACGACGCAAAAGAACCGCTGGGCTACCTCATAACCTCTGCAGCAACCGGAGAAAAGCTGCTGTACTTCACGGATTCATTTTATCTCAAGTACCGCTTTGATGGACTGACCCACATTATGGGGGAATGCAACTACGCCGTGGATATAGTGGAAAACAATATCCGGAATGGCCTGATCCCTGCAGAGCTGGCGGTGCGGCTGATGAAAAGCCACCTGAGCCTTGAGCATTTTCTTGGTTTCCTGCGCTCCAATGACCTGCGGCAGATCAAGCAAATCTATTTGCTGCACCTTTCAGATAATAACAGCGATGCGGAGCGATTCAAACGGGAGGTGCAGAGAATGACAGGGGTAGAGGTATACGTGGGATGAAGAAAGGAGAAACCGATGGAACTTACACTTGACAGTGATATTTTCGAGGAACTGAAAACCAATTTCAATATGATGCTGAACAAGCTGTTGGGGGAAATGGTCGAAACCAATACCCCGGAAGCGGTCCTGATGGCAAAGGTTACGGTTACGCTGGACGATGTTGTCAAAGGCGGAGATATGGTTAAGACGCCGCATTTTCAGCACAAAGTAATCTCCGCGATGTCGATCAAAGACAGTGTTGATGGGACGATTGCGGTACTGATGTATATCGTTAAAACGCAGAGGGGTGTTTTTGAAATGCGCTCTCTCTACGGAGACCTGTTCCCTGAAAAAGAAATAGAGGGGGCCGGAGTATGAACAGCGTAGACCTGACCGGCCGTATGGCTTATGATCCGGAACTGAAATACAGCCCGAACGGAACGCCCTATTGCAATTTCAGCATAGCGGTTGACCGGCCATACAAACATGATGAAGTTGATTTTATTGATTGCGTGGCGTTTAACAAACCGGCTGAAAACATTGCCCAGTATTTTGCCAAAGGCGACGGCATAGAGACTTCTGGCAGCTTGCAGACATCAAGCTATGAGAAAGACGGGAAAAAGTACAAAAGCGTAAAAGTGATGATAACACAGTGGGGTTTCCCGAAATCCAAAAAGAGCCAGCAGTCATCGTCGCAGGAACCGCAGAACCGTAGCGAGTGGGACAGCCTGGGTGATGAAATCAATGTGAACGGTAGTACCGATGATGGTATACCGTTCTAGGAGGGACACCATGAACAATAATGTCATCTATTTCAAAATCCCCGGTGAACCGAAAGGAAAAGGCCGGCCTCGGGCGGCCAGACGCGGGAGATACATTTCCGTTTATACGCCGAAGGGAACAAAGGATCAGGAAAGCCTTATCAGCCAGTGTTACCGGGAATCTGTTCCGGATGGCTTTTACTTTGCCTGCGGGGTGCCGATTGAGGTAAGCATCATCTGCAATTTCCCTGTCCGGGATAGCTGGACAAAGAGAAAGAGAGCAGCTGCACTACATCAGGCCATTTTGCCGACTGTGAAACCGGACGTGGACAATATCTGCAAGATCGTATTGGATGCCCTGAACGGCAAAGCCTATCACGATGACAAACAGATCGTGAGCCTGCAGGTAATTAAACGCTATGCGGCGGAATCCTGCGTGGAGGTTATGATCGGCGAATACGAGGGAGAAAAAGCCGGAGGGTTGACATATGACAAAGGATAATCTGCCAAAAGGCTTTTTGCTGTACAAAAGCTACGAAGAACAATTTGAAATGCTGAACGATGAAGACCTTGGACAACTCGTCCGGGCTCTGATGAAAAATTTCAATCACGGAGACGAACCTGAATTTGAAGGATCGCTGGCCATGGCTTACTCTTTTATGCGCTCTCAGATCGAACGGGATACGCTGGAGTACTCAGACATGATCGAAAAGCGCCGAGCAGGCGGAAACAAAGGCGGACGTCCTAAGAAAAACAGCGGAGATTCCGGGCCGGAAAGCAATTCTCCTGATGAAGAAAACGTTTTAACTAACGAAAACCATAAGGTTTCCGAAAAACCTCAAGGTTTTAGTGAAAACCATAAGGTTTCCGAAAAACCTAATAAAAAAGAAAAGGAAAAGGAAAAGGAAAAAGAAAAAGCAATAGCAATAGAAAAAGAAAAGGAAAAAGAAATGCCTGCTGCCGCGGCTGCTTTTGAAAATGAAATTGAGGAGTACGAAAGAGAGAAGGACTTCAAACGTGTGGTAGATGCGTTCACCAAAAACCTTGCAGGGCTATATCTATCATCAGCGAAAGCGGAGAAGCTTGAAGCCTTTCTTGACTATGGGATGGAGGCAGATGTGCTGATAGAAGCTGCTGAAAGAACCGGAGGCAAGCCATCTCCTTCATGGGATTATGCTATGGGTATTCTGAAAAAATGGGTACATAGCGGCGTGATGACCATGGAGGATGTGAAAGTAGAGGATGCTGCCTTTGAAAGAAAAAAAGCCGCTGCCTTTGCGGAGAAAGAAAAAGCACGGGGGAAACCAAACCCTCAGGCAAATGCATCCAGCAGTGCGCCTCTTTATGATCCCGGACCGGAATTTTCCGGCTGTATTCCCCGTGATGTTGATATCTCCGACTGGAAGCCAGGAAAAGGGGTGTCGTCATAATGATTCCGAAAACTTATGAGTGGAAGGGTCAACGGCATACCCTGAAAGAGTGGAGTAAAATAACCGGGATTTCGGTTCAGACATTGTATGGGCGAATTGAACGGAACGGACTCAGAATTGGTGATGCGTTCAAAGATCGTAGAACCCTTGGTTTACAGTACGAAGGCAAGAGGTACACCATGGCAGGCCTGGCGGATGCACTTGGAATAGCCCTTGCAACACTGCAACGCAAACTGAAAAGCGGGATGACCGTTGATGAAATAGCTACTTGGGCAAGGGAGACCAGGGCAATACGGGAAGAACGGAAAAGAATGATGCAACTTCATTCGAGGGGCGTTGAGCATAGGCAGAAGGGAGAAAGCATCTGCTGGGACTGCAGACGGAATGTCTGTGGCTGCAGCTGGGCGCGGAATTTGGTCCCGGTGGAAGGTTTTGCATTTGTCGAGCGCATTACTAACGATGGGCCACGCAAAACCATAACCAGTTGCCCGAAGTATATTTTCCGGGGAGATAGACATGCAAGACATGCAATGGTTTAGCCGGATTGACCACAGACTTTAGCGTGAGTAGTCGAAAACCTGTGTTGACTACTCAGAATACGTGAGAAAGAAAAAACAACGGAGAGGGGCGAAAAATATGCAGGATTATGAAGTGCTACAGACTGCCATAGATCACTATGGGTCTGAACGGCAGATAGATAAAGCCATTGAGGAAATGAGCGAGTTGACAAAGGCGTTGCTGAAGCTCCGTCTGGTAAAAAACGAACAGAATACCGAAAGTGTGGATGAATCCGCCTTTTGCCGATGGAGATAAGCACCTACTGAAAGCTATCGAAATGCAGAAAAACGGAGGATCAATCATCTGTCTGCTGAATGCCGAAACCATTCGGAACCCGTACACCTTGACACGTAAGGTATTAGTGGACAAGCTCCAGGAATTGAATGCTGATATCCAGTATATAGACGATGCCTTTTCAAGCGACGCAGAGCGAAAAGCAGATGTAGACGTGGCAATCGTGCGAATCCATATTGAGTATGAGCCGGAGGAAAGCACGATCTGGGAACAGATGAAAAAGGCCGTGATGGAAGAAGAGATCCCGGATGCCGAGATCCATGCGCTGGTGGCTGGCGATTACATAGAGCAGGCCATACAGCTCTACAATACCGAGGTAGCGGCGACGATGAAGCTGGTAAGGGAGTATAAAGCACTGGTTCCCTATATGACGAGAACACTGAATCCGTCAGATAGCTTTGGGAAAACGCCCATCCTTACGCTTACAGTAGGGGATGATTCCTATCTCTTCGGATTTGACCACAACAAGTATCTGCGGACGGTGCGTCTGAAATACTGGACTGCCCTATTCACAAACGAGCAATTCACCAGCCGGCTTACCAGTAAACTTCGCGAAAGATTCCGGGATAACGTCAATCGTATGGCGGACTATGAATTCTCGGCCTTCAACATCAAGCAGATCATGGTGGAGATGAACGCCTCTATGATAGACGGCGTAAAAAAGGCGATCATGGATCTGTTTGACAAACTGACCGCAGAGCATACCTGGTATCCGGAGTGCACGAAGAACATCCACTATTTTAACGGCTGGAAGACCAACAAGGCCCATAAGATCGGGAACAAATGTATTATTCCCACATCCGGGATGTTTTCCTCCTATTCGTGGGAGAAGGAAGCCTTTAATAAGTCCACTGCCTACAGCGTTATCAACGACATAGAAAAGGCGTTTGATTATCTGAATGCCGACCTGGAAGAGAGCGGCTATGACCTGAACGCTCGCCTCTCGTGGGCCCACGATTATGGCCGGACGAGAAATATTGAGCTCAAGTATTTCAAGATCGACCTGTTCAAGAAGGGGACTATGCACATCAAGTTCTATCCGGAGTCCATGAAGCTGGTCGAACGGTTAAACATCTATGCTGCGCAGGAGCGGAAGTGGCTGCCTCCGAGCTATGGACAAAAAACCTACTCCAATCTGCAGCAGGAAGAAAAGGCTGTTGTGGACAGCTTCCACGGGGATGGTACGGATGGATCTGGACAGGCAGCGTATACCGAAATACTGAGCCAATCGGCCTACTATCTCGCAGATCCAACGCAGGCGGTACCGGCGCTGGCAGGATAGGATTCAGACCTTGACAAAACCTTTACACTTTCTTTACACATTGGAGGTGGCTTGATGGCTAAAACAAATAGCTCGCCGGAGGATGAAATATGCCGTATGGCGGCGGAAATAGCCGATCAGATAAAGCACTGGGAGTATTTGAAAATCCATGGGGGATCTGATCCGCTTTGGGAAGATGGTGTCAATATGAACCTGACCCGTAACCATGTTCTTTCCTACAAAAAGCAGATTGAGGAAATTTGCAATGAATCCGGACTTCCGTTTCCGGCCGAATACTCACTCCCAACACCCCCGGAAGTTGACGATGACTATATGGCCCGGACGGAAGAAATCAGAGCGAGTGCGAAACTAACCCTGAAACTGTATCAGGATAATCCGGATTATGCTTTCTTGATGGAAAACGCAGATTCCTGTCAGGGGAACAGACAGAGGGTGCAGCTTAGCATCTCGCTAGTTCTGGGATACGTTTCCAACTTGAAAGCGGCTATTAAGAATTACGACTACATCACAATGCGGCGGCATGAAAACACGATTACGCACTATGAGGATTCATTCCGCAAGTGCCGGGAACGGGTTGAAGAGGTTCTGGCAACGAAGCCAAAAGAACCTGTTCAGATGGCGTTGTTTTGATGAGGATGAAAGATGAAGCCTGAAACGAAAGAAGAGATCCACAATTTCCTGAAGCTGGGATTGGCGGCGGCACTTGGTATGGCATTCGTAGCTGCCGTAACGCTCATAGTGTTCTGGATAAAAGGACTGATTTAAGGAGTGATGACAAATGGATGAAGTAAAGGGATATGAGTTAGAGCCCTGTCCGCTGTGCGGAAGCATGGCGGCAATGTGGATGAATCCGGCCGCAGTCTGGTCGCCGGCGTTTACGGTAAAGTGCCAGGATTACCACTGCGGGTGTAGCGTTCAGGGCAGAACAGAAAACGAGGCGGCAGACAAGTGGAACCGGAGAGTGGAGGCGCAATTATGAGTGAAAAGGAACGTGTAAAAGCCTTGCTGCTGGCTGGGATGATTACGCTGGCGACGTTTGGCGGATGCTTCGCGGTATTTTGGCTGACAGGAATAATCTGATGGATAACAGAGGAGAAAAGCTGAAAAGGAAAACCTTGAAAGGATAGCATTATGATCGACTTTGTTCTAACGTGTGTATGCGTTTTATTACTACTGATGGTTATTTTCGATATAGCCTGTATAGTCTTAATGGCGAAGCGAAAGATGCAAAGGAAGAGAAGCAAAAGGGGGTCAAAATATGAACCGTGAACAGCGCAGAAGACTGGCAAAAGGCAAGAATGCTGAAATACTCTTTCAGCAGGCTCAGTCTCAAGGAATGTCCATTGGATCAGAGAGCGGATTTAACGATGGATTTTTAATGGTGGCGTTCATCCTCCATGAAAAGTTTGGATTTGGCAAAGTCCGACTGGAAAGGCTTATGGAGGAAGGAACCAAGCTCTTGAGTGCATTAGGTTCAAAGCATATTAGCTTTGAGGACATGGAAGATGTAATGGAAGAAATATACGGCAGAAAATTCAGACCGATAGATGAAATTACCATGCCGAAGGGAGCATGAAGAGTTGATCAGGTTTGTGTAAACAATGGGGTGCAGGATATACGGAATGAGGGGTGATTTAATTGGCTGCTTACAAGATTTCAACTGATTCAGATGGAAAGAAAACCATCGGCAAGGGCGTGCGGTTTGAACGCATCCGCAGAATAACCGGATACCTGGTAGGCGATACCCGGACTCGGTTCAATGACGCGAAGCGAGCTGAAGAACGTGACCGGGTAAAGCACGGATTATCGGAGAAGAATGCGAAGGGAGAAAAGAAATGAACCGGACAGGAATACTGACGCTGGCTGATGATACAGTCAACGGTGAAAGACAAGATCAGTACGGGAACCCAGAAGACAATTTTGCTGTGATCGGCCGGTTATGGGAAATCTTCATTACAGCAAAATGTCTGTCTGTAGATGCCAGCGGGAAACCATACTGCAAGATCAATCCGCCGGATGTTGCAAATCTGATGATCCTGCTGAAAGTTGCCCGTAACACCACAGGGAATGTGGATAAAGTGGACACCTGGGTGGACATTGCCGGGTATGCCGCATGCGGTGGCGCAATGCTGCAGCCGGAAACGAATGACAATAACAGATAACAATACAAGTGGTGTACGAGGGGGGATCAAAACGGAAGCAAAAGAATACCTGCAGCAGCTGCGCAGGCTGGACATTCAGATTATGCAGATGAAGGATCAGCAGGAGATGCTACGGGCGACACTTTTGTCGGCCACAAATCCGGAAGATGAACACGTATCCGGCGGCAGGCTTCCCGGAGACACCTCCGTAGTGAATCTGGTGGACAAGCTGGATCGGCAGTCGCGGGAAATCAACCGGCTGCTGGCGGAGTTCATTGAGCAGAGGCTGCGGATCATCCAGGAGATTCACAGCTTGGAGAATCCGCTCCATGTTCAGATCCTGTTCAAGCGGTATGTGGAGTATAAGAAGCTGGATCAGATTGCGGAGGAGATGCACTACAGCTATGTGCATATCATTCGGCTGCACGGTCAAGCCTTAAAGAGCTTTTCCGAACTTGATACCCATTGATACATGGTGAATTGGTAAAATGATAGTGTAGAATCGCACAGCATACCAGGGCGGCCCGGATGGAAATCAGAGGCTCATGAACACTCCTTTCCATCCAGCCGCCATTTTTATACCGCGAAATGTGGTGAGGTGACGTGAACGATGAAAACTTAAAACCATTAAATAAGCGAACAAAGAGCGAACAAAGAGAAATCGCGCGGAAGGGCGGCAAGGCCTCCGGCGAATCACGCCGCCGGAAAGCCAATCTCCGAAAGGCTGTCAATGCAGCTTTGCTCGATAAGCATATGTCGCTGAATGGAAAGGAACTGACCGGTGAAGAGCTGCTGGCAGCAGCGCTCTTTATTTCTGCATCGGATCCGAACAACCGAAACCAGGTCGGTGCCGCGAAGCTCATCGTTCAGCTCATCGATCAGGATAAGAGTGCAGCCGACGTAAAAGAACAGAAGGCGAGGATTGAAAAGCTGAAAGCGGATGCCCGCCGGACCGAGACCGCAGGTGATTATGCTGCCGGGGATGATCCGATCAGTGCAGCGATAAAAGGGGAATTCGATTTTGAGCAAGGTAAGTGAGAAACAGAAAATGATCCTCCGATTCCCCTACACAAGCTATGATGCCCTGATCTGCGACGGCGCAGTCCGGGCGGGTAAGACCATATTTATGACCCTGTCCTTTATCCTCTGGGGCATGGCAACCTTTGACGGCTGCGCATTTGCCATCTGTGGTAAATCCATTGGCGCCGTGGAGCGTAACATCATCCAGCCTCTGATGGGTGTCCGGTATATCCGGGAACAGTTCCGGATGCTGTACAACCGAGGCAGCCATGTGCTGCATGTCAGCCGGGCCGGGAAGAGCAACGATTTCTTCGTCTTCGGCGGCAAGGATGAAAGCAGCTACGCGCTGATCCAGGGCATCACCCTGGCGGGCGTCATGCTGGATGAAGTGGCTCTCATGCCGCGGTCCTTTGTGGAGCAGGCCCTTGCCCGCTGCAGCGTCAAAGGCAGCAAGTACTTTTTCAACTGCAACCCGGACCATCCGCTGCACTGGTTTTATCAGGAGTGGATTAAGAAGGCCGATGAGAAGAAAGCCCAGCACATCCATTTCTTGATGACCGACAATCCAGGTCTGGATCCGGAAGTACTGGAACGGTATGAGCGTCAGTACGTGGGTGTCTTCTACAAGCGCTATGTGCTGGGCCTCTGGGTTGCTGCTGACGGCATGGTCTACGATATGTACGACATCGACAACGACCCGGTCACGGATGATGATGTCCCGATCGGTATGGTGAACCGGGGAAGCACCCGCCGGTATATCGCGGTGGACTTTGGTATGCAGAACGCCACGGCAGCCTTGGACATCTACGATGATGGCCAAACCGTTTGGATACTGAACGAATACTACTACAGCGGCCGGGATCGAATGCAGGGGCAGAAGACCGTATCCCAGTACGCAGATGACCTGCTTGAATTCGGTGCGCTGGATGCGCTGGCCGTAATCATCGACCCTTCCGCAGCGCCGCTAAAGGCAGAGCTCAGATTGCGGGGTGTTCGGGTGAAAGATGCGGTCAACGATGTACTCCCCGGCATCCAGCATACGGCGGCCCTCTTGGGGAACAGGACACTGAAAATACATCGCCGCTGCCAGAACCTTATAGGTGAAATCGGCGGATACATATGGGATGAAAAAGCTCTGGACCGGGGCGAAGAAAAACCGGTCAAAGTCAACGACCACGCAGTGGATGCCCTGCGCTACTTCTGCTACACCATGATACCGGAAAGGAGGTTGATGGAACCTTGAGCAGACGAAGAAACAAACAAAGACAAACAGTAATAGACAAGGCAGCCTCCCGCCCGGTCAGGACGGGAGACAGCTTCCAGAACATCATGGCCCGGCTGGGCGCCAATATGCCGAATATGATGAATGGTACAGACTATCCTTTAACCCGGCTGACGCAGAACTACAACCTGCTGAACAGCCTGTACCGAAACCACTGGATTGTCCGAAAGATTGTGGACACTATCCCGGAGGATATGTGCAAAAACTGGATCAAGTTCATCACGCAGGAACCCCCGGAAGAGATGAAGAAGCTGGACAAGGTTATCAAGAATACAAAGACCAAAGAGCGCATTCTGGAGGGTCTGAAATGGGGCCGGCTTTACGGCGGAGCAGCCGGAGTTATCCTTCTGAACCGACAGGAGGATATGCTGGCAGAACCGCTGAATTATGATCTTATCCTGCCGGGGGATTATAAAGGGATCCTGATTTTGGACCGCTGGAGCGGAATATCTCCCGACCTTGAACTGGTAAGTGACCTGACCAGTCCGGATTTCGGATTGCCTTCAAGTTATCGGGTTACCCTGCAAACAGGCGAGGCTCTGACTGTACACCACAGCCGCATTATTCGCTTTACGGGCGACGCGCTCCCGGCATGGGAGGCATGGACAGAGTTGCAGTGGGGTGCATCAGTAATCGAATCGGTATTTGACGAACTGAAAAAGCGGGACAACACCAGCTACAACATTGCGAATCTCGTATTCCTGGCCAATCTCCGGGTATATAAAACCAACTTAGTGGATCTGCTGGGGTTGGGAACCGAACAGATGCAGCGGGATTTCTATAACGCTATGGAAATCCTGAACTGGATGATGAACAACTCCGGCATGAGTGTCATCGGGAAAGACGACGGCTTTGAAACCCACCAATACACCTTTGCCGGTATCAATGACATTTATGAATCCTTTATGCTGGACGTTTCCGGGGCCTGCGGCATACCGGTGACACGCCTGTTCGGACGTTCTCCGGCCGGCTTCAATGCCACTGGGGAAAGCGACCTCACCAACTACTACGACGCAATCGAAACCAAACAGGAATCCCAACTGGCACCGATTCTGGATAAGCTTATTCCGATTATTGCGCTTTCGACTTGGGGAAGAATCCCGGAGGACATTGACTACGACTTTAACCCGCTGCGGCGTGCGAATCCCAAAGAAAACGCTGATCTCAGTAAGTCTTTCGGGGATAATGTGGTAGATGTCTACAATGCCGGCCTCATCAGCCAACGGACAGCCTTAAAAGAGCTCCGCCAGCAGGCAGAAGTGACCGGTATGTGGTCGAACATCACCGATGAGGACATTGAAAAAGCCTCGGACAAACTGGATTCTCTTGGCGGGGATATGCCGGGGCTGGAAGAACTGATGAATCCGGGAGGAAGTTCCGGGAGTGAGAATCCTGTGGAGGGTGAGAATCGCGGCCCTTTTAAGGTGACGGAAGATGCCGAGTGGAAAGAGGAAGATCACCCACGGGATGGTAAAGGAAAGTTTTCTAAAACCGAAGAAAGCGCTTCTGGAGAAAAGCTAACAGGCTTCGGTGCTGGCCAGGGTGATCCTGCATCAACATGCCACCAGGTAAAACAGACCGACAAGATTGATTTTTCGGACAAAAAAGCTGTAGTAAACAGATTGAAGAAAGCGCAGGCGGATTTTGATGGCTTAAGCTATGAAAAGAATTGTATGGTTACGCCGGATGGTAAAGTTTGGGAGGTATCCGGTGAAACGAACTCAGTTGATCCGGAAGGAATCGAAAAAAAGGGCAGCAACCTGAAGGGGTCTTGGTCGTACCACAACCACCCGGCCGACCAAACGCATTATTCTTTCAGCGAAGTTGATGTTAAAGCGTTTTATCAATATGGTCTGGCCTATTCAGCGGCCTCTGATCATAAATATGAATACGTGATGTGGAGAACTGAAGAAACACTTGAAGTTGATCCAGATGTAGCGTATCATAGGTTCAAGGAGCTTTACATTCGGGTTCTTGAAAAATCGTGGGGAAACAAAAACCCTATTAACATGGATAAAGACGATTATCATGAGAGAATGAATATGTTGGCTGAGGAATATCATTTTGGTTATATGAGGAGAGAAAAAAGTGCGGTTAAATGAAGACCACCCTGATTGTAAGGAATACCGAAAAAAATGGGATATGTTGGTTAAACATTATCTGGAGTTGGAAAAACTGGAAGCAGAGAAATATCCAGACTGGAAACCAAAAGGTGGCTTTGATGGACCTTCTGGTCCAGGAGATACAGATAAGATCCATAGAGAATTAAACAGAAAACTGACAGAACTAAAGAAGGAGTATTCATATTTGTATACAGAGAAATAGATGTCAAGCACGGGGTTAACCCCGTGCTTTCCTGAGTGTTTCGAGGTGGTTGAATAGGATGAAAACAAAATACAACATGGCTGCAATCATCACCGGACTGATTATAATTTTGCTTGGTGTTTGCATGGTGTTAGTCGATATTTTTAGTCTGCAAACCGTGACACATGTGTGGATCAGTATTGGCTGCTCGTTAATTGCTTCTGGACTGGTAATTGTATTGAATGCTTTGTTAGTTAACAAGATTCCGTATAACCCATTAGATGAATGGGGAATTGAAAAGATCTATGAAACCAGAGCAGAAAAAAACAAAGACTCAGACCCAAAGTTAGTAGACGTTGAGCACTGTATTGATGCGGTTGCTTTTGGGTTGAGTTCATTTAGGAATAAACATACCAAAGAAATAACTGAATGTTTGGAGAGGGGCGTTCAGATAAGGATTCTTACCATGGATCCGCAAGGGTCGTTTGTTGAACAGCGATCTCGGGAAGAAAACGAAGTTCCGGAGCAAATCAGGCATACAATCAACCAGCTAATTGATTGGGCAGACCAGCTGAATGATAAAGGCTATAAAGGAAAGATAATTGTTAAAGCATATTCGTGTATGACGCTGGATTTTTATTGGCGTATGGACGGTGAGCTTTACGTTGGACCATATTGGTATGGAGTAAAGAGCCAACAGACTATCACATATAAATTTGTCGAAGGAAAAGCTGGATTTAAGCAATTCAGCAAATACTTTGAGGATTTGTGGGATGATAATTCTATGAAAGTTCTTACAAAAGTTAAGCAATTCGATTAAAGAACTCAAATAAACATAAGATATAAAAGCACGGTGCAGACCGTGCTTTTTTCATGCCCAAAAGGAGGTGAGCCATGCCCTATGACCTTTGGAAGACCCAGCGCCGGATCGAGAAAACCTATTCCTGGTCTATTATGCGGTTGATCCTACGCCGGGCGGACATCCTGGCTGCGGCATCCAGTCCGGATGACTACATCCGCCTTTTGCGGGATTATGCCCTGTCCAAAACCTTCCGGGAAGACGCCTACGGGATCGCTGGGAAAATGGTCACCCACCTATTCCACGACGGCGAGAAAAGCTGGCGGGCAGCGGCGAGAAAAGGCGGTCGAGGCCGGGAAATCTACGAGATGCTGCACCGGGAGCTCCAAGGCCCGATAGGAGCCGCCTACTATGCAGCCGTCCGCAGCAACGCCGATTATATCACTACTCTTCCGGATACGTTGGCCAAAATCTCCACCGGTATCTCCGCCAGAGCTTTTGAGCAGGGTATGCGGGCCGACGAAGTTGTAAAATACATGCTGGCCGAGTTCCCGAATATTACTGCGAGTCGTGCTCAGCTGATTGCACGGACGGAGCTTTCCAAAGCCTCCACCGAGCTGACAAGAGCCCGCTCGGAAGAACTGGGCCTGGACTGGTACATCTGGCGCACCGCCAATGACGGCGAGCGGGTGCGGGATTCCCACCGGATTATGAATGATGTGCTCATCTGCTGGCGTGATCCGCCCAACCCGGAAAAGCTGAACGGGGAGAAACGGGACTATGGGCCCTACCACGCCGGTGAAATCTTCAACTGCCGCTGCTACGCGGAACCGGTGGTGGAATTCTACTACCTAAAGTGGCCGCATAAGGTCCATTACGCCGGCCGCATCCAGTGGATGACGCTGAACCAGTTCAAACGCATTGCAGCATGACTTGCAAGTATCAGCAAGTTACAAGCAAGTTAGAATCAAGTAAACAAACCCCTGAATTATGGGGATTTAATCAGCCGGATACTTCTGCCGGCAAATGACCAGCAAGTAACTGCAGGTAACCGTGAGCAATCACGGTTTTTGTATTTTCTGCGAAAGGAGGTGAAACGAGAATGAAACGCACGACATATTATGGTTCCCGCATATCTGATAATCTGGCACGTACCCCGGAAGGATTTCTGATCTGCCAGAACGTCCCCATCGCCCGCACGGGAATGCAAAAGTATCTCGGAAATGAAATGGGTTTGGAGGACAACAACATCTACGAGGTGGAGCGAGAGCCGACCGATGTTTTTTCTCCGGAAACCATCGCCAGTTTTGAAGGCAAGCCCTTTACCGACGAGCATCCGGTAGGGAATGAAGTCAGCCCGGAAAACGCTTCCTGGCTGGTAAAAGGGTCGGTTCAAAATGTCCATCGCGGGAGCGGCGATGAAGAAAATATGCTGCTGGCAGATATTGTTGTGTATGACAAATCTGCTATTCAGGCGATTGAAGACGGCAAGCGGGAGATTTCCTGCGGATATGAGTGTGTCTATGAGCCGCTCGAAAACGGTAAGTACCGTCAGACCGGGATCGTCGGGAACCACGTGGCGCTGGTGAAAAAAGGCCGCGCCGGAGAAAAAGTTGCTATCAAAGATGAACAGCCAAAAGAAGAGGGAGGTAAAAAAATGCCGAGTGAAAACAGAAAAACATTGTGGGGCAGAATGATCGGTCTGGTTCGGGATCATGCGCCGGAAGATCTGGAGATGGCAGTGGATGAAATGACCGCTGCCTGTGCAAATGATGAAGGTGACCTGACCGACCCTGCCCCCGCGCCGGTCGCCCCGAAAGAGGAAAGACCGAAAAATCCGGTAGAGGATAATGCTTCTGGTGATACCCCCGAAGGCAACCCGCTGGAAGCGAGACTGGACAAGCTGGAGCAGATGCTGGCACAGCTTTTACAGGCCGCTGCACCCAAGCAGGAACCTGATGCACTGGATGCACTGGAAGAAGAGCTGAAAGGCAAGGTGAATGACGGAGAGGAGGGAGAAGAAAACACTCCGAACAATGCTGAAACCAACGACGAAGAAGGCTCCGAGGTTATCGAAGGGAAGACCGCAGAAAACGAAAACGCCGCCGCTGACAGCCTGGCTTTGCTGAAACAGATGAAGCCGCTGGTGGCAGGCATTAAAGACCCGAAGCAGAGAAAAGCTGCCAGTGATACACTGGCCAAGCTCCTGCGCTCGCAGATGGGTGTTTCTGCTCAAAATCAGGAGACAGGGGCTTATTCTATCCTGCTGAACGCCAAAAAACAGGCGCATGACAGCGGGAAACAGTTCGAAGATACGCGGGATTTAGGACGCCAGTGGGCAGCCATGAACAACCCGCACTACAAAAAGAAGGAGGTAAAGTAAATGCCGGGAAAAACCATCGGAATTGAAATGAATCTGGGCTATGCAGGGAGCTTCGCCCGTACCCCGGATTGTATCATCATGAACCGGAAGGCCAAAACCACAGATATTCCTTTCGGTGCACCTGTCGTTCTCAATGGAAGCGACAACACCTACAGCGCTTTCGGCGCAACCAACACCGCCGCCCAGTTTGTCGGCGTAGCGGTCAGAGAAGTCAAACAGGCAGTGAACTATGCCAGCCAGAATAATGTCTACTATCCGGCAGGAGAGCCGTGCGATGTTATTGAACGGGGGAACGTCGTTGTCAAATGCGGCAAAGGTACCCCGACCGCTGGCGGCGCAGTCTACATCCGTGTTACCGCCAATGCCAGCTATCCCGATCAGGCTGTAGGTTCCTTTGAAGCGGAAGCCGACAGCAACAAGACTGTGAAACTCTTGAATGCGGTCTGGGCAACTGGAAAGATTGACGGCAACAAGATGTGTGAACTGGCCATCTACAGAAGCGCCGCTGTTTCCGCGGTAACCGATGTAGCCTCTGATCTGGCCACCCACGTAGCCGACAAGACCAATCCGCATGAAGTAACCACCGCGCAGGCGGCTGCCGCCAGCTAAAAAAAGGAGGTAAGATACAATGAATGCATCTGTTTATCCGATCACGAATCCTGATATGATGGATTCGGTGCGGACGATGGGAGTTAAACGCATGCTGCGTACCGGAGATACCGCTGTTGACAGCGGCATGGCTTTTCTGGTAGGCGAGCTGGAAAAGATTGATCCCAAAATCCGTGAACCGCTGACCGCTGTTACCTGGTCCAGAGACATCGTGGCCAAGACCGGCGGCGGGTGGGTTGAATACACGTCTATGATGAACGTGGACTACGCCACCCCCGGAGCCAACGACGATGGTATCATCGGTGGCGAAACCAATGCCATCCCTGTTATGCAGGCGGATTATGGCAAAGACATCTACAAGGTCTTTGCCTTCGGGAGTATCCTGAAAATCCCCTTTGTTGATCAGGCCAAGCTTCAGACCATTGGCCGCAGCCTGCAGGATGTACTGGATAAAGGCGTCCGCCTGAACTACCAGAAAGCCCTGGATAAAAACGTCTATACCGGTTATTCCCGTTATGGTTCGACAGGGCTGGTGAACGATCCTTCCATTACGGCTGTTTCTGCCGCATCTACCGGAACCGGCAGTTCTACCCTGTGGTCGAACAAAACCCCGGACAATATTCTGGCGGACATCAACAAAGCGATTAACGATGTCTGGGCGGCCTGCCAGTATGACCTTTCCGGAATGCCGAACCACATCCTGCTGCCCCCGGTTCAGTATGCGGATCTGGTATCCAGGAAAGTCAGCGATGCCGGAAATATTTCCGTCCTGAAATACCTGGAAGAAAACAACGTTGCCAGCAATCAGGGCGTGGATCTGGTAATCGTTCCCTGCCGGCAGTGCACTGGCGCAGGGACAGACAATAAGGACCGCATGGTCGTGTATCGCAATGAAGAAGATAAGGTCTACTTTGACATTACGGTACCCTTAACCCGTGTTATGACCCAGCCGTCGGTCAACGACATGGCCTATCTCACCGCTTATGCCGCCCAGCACGGTGTGGTGAAATTCGCCTACCATGAAACTGCCCGCTATGTAGACGGCATCTAAAAGGGAGGGGAAACCATGTGGGTTTTAGCTAAGAAAAAACTGGAATTCTGCCATCCGGTATCTGGCGAGACCTTTCCCATGCGCCCAGACGATTTCCGCGACGCGCCGGAGTGGATCGAAAAAGATCCACTCTTCGCCTGGGCGGTAAAAGAAGGGTCTCTGGTCACGGTGAAACATGACCTGACTATGGCGGTGCAGGATGTGCCGGTAGAACCTGCTTCTGAGGAACCTGTTGCAGAAAAGCCGACAGAGCCTAAAAAGAGCAGTGGGAAGAGAAAGGCGGAGCCGAAAAAAGAAGCTGATAAAGCATGAGCGAAATTACGAAGGAAGAATTCCTGACGCTTTATCCGCAATTCAACTCGGGAAATATACCAGAAGCCGTACTGACCATGTATCTTGATCTGGCCAACAAGAGCATACAAGAAGCCCGATGGCACGAATACCACAAGGTAGCCGTCGGGCTTTTTACGGCCCATTGCTGTACCCTATGGCTGGAAGGAAGCACCCCGAATAATGCCGGTGCCGCAGAGATTACTGCAGCCGGTGCCGCGAAGGGACTGGTCGGAAGTAAATCTGTTTCCGGGGTATCCGTTTCCTACGACAACAGCAGCATTTTCTCAGACTTTGCAGGCTATGGGTCGTGGAAGCTCACGAAGTACGGCTTGCAGCTCCTGAGCCTGCTCCAAATCGTGGGAAAGGGGGCGATTGCCGTATGGTAGCGGTAACCGCATCGGTAGTCACGATGCAGGACAACACGGCGGAGCTGATCCGTGCGCTGGAGTATCTGCGTGACCATGAAGTCTTTGTGGGGGTACCGGAGAAGAATCTCAACCGGGGCGAAGATGAAACCATATCCAATGCCCAGCTCTTGTATATTCACACCCACGGTATCCGGAAGTTTAGGATGCGCCGCCGCATGGATGAATTTATGGCGAAAGGTGCCGTCTACTCCAAAGCCTTCGAGCTGTACCTCAAGGAGAATGGTTCCCCGGCATGGCACGCGGTACCGCGCCCGGTCTTAGACCCGTCGGTGGAATCTGAGAAATTCCACATCACGGAGCAGATGGGGAAAGCCGCTGCCGCCGCGATGGATGGAAACATGGAAGAGACCCGAAAACGGCTACAGAGTGCGGGAATTGTGGCGCAGGAAGCTGCGCATAGATGGATGGGCAAAGAACATCTGGCGCCAAACCGACCGGCGACTATCCGCATGAAAGGTTCGGATCAGCCACTGGTTGATACTGATTCTTTGCGCAAAGCCATCATCTACGTAGTGCGGAAAAAAGGATCTGGAAGGGAGGCGATCCGATGAGTATTAACGTCGCGGAGCTGATCCACGATCCGGATTTCTGCGAGAATTTTACCCTGCGCCATATGACCGGGAACTGGGTAGATGGCATTTTTCAGACCACTGCCGCAGACAGTACGGTTACCGGCGTAGTCCGCCCGGCCAACGGGAAGGAACTGGAACTGCTCCCGGAAGGCGACCGCATGAAGGACACGAAGGTCTTCTATACTTGGGAGAAGGTGCAAGTGGCTGAGGACGATAACGCATCAGATGAATTCCTGTGGAATGGCTGCCGCTACAAAGCCCTGCAGGTGAAGGACTGGAGCAGCCACGGTTTTTATGAGACGATGGCCTCATATATCGGGGAGGTGGTGGAAGAGAATGAGCATCATGACGCTGGCGGCGATCAGGGGAGCCCTTCGGCAGCAACTGATATCCCTGCTGGAGATTCCGGAGACACACATCCGGGAGAATTATCCGGCTGACAGCAGTCCTTTTGCCAAGAAGGATGAAACCACCCTGTACTACTACGTCGCACCGGCGGATGATCCCATCAACCGCCAGATCGACACGGTGAGGCAGGCTGGCAGCAATAACAGCCTGCGCCAGACTGTAAGCTATAACCGGGTGCTGCAGATGTATCTGACCGCCTACGGGCCGGATGGGTATGATCTTTTAACCGATCTTCGCCTGAAACTGATGGCCGGAGCCGGAGGACAGAGTCCGCTCAGGACTGCGGGGCTGTACATCATTCCAGAAATTGCTGAGCCCAACATACTGTGGGAGCCCTACCAGAACCAGTGGTTTCAGCGGTCAGACCTGCAGTTTAAGTGTAATCAGCTGGCAACCATCGAAACCGGTATCCCGTATGTGGAGGTCGCGGATATCGTCCTCATGACAGAACAACAGACAAGAAATATTGACCTAGAAGGAGATGATTAAACGTGGCACTAACCATTGACGATATTGTAAAAGTCAGTGTGGATACTGCTGCCATGGCCGTAACCGGGCAGGCGTTTAATGTCGGGCTGATTATCGGTCCTACCGTGGTATCCGGCATTACGGACCGGGTAACACTCTATTCCAGCGTTTCGGAAATGCTGGAGGCAGGATATTTAACCACAGACCCAGAGTACGCAGCGGCGGCACTGTATTTTGCTCAGAGCCCAGCGCCGGGCAAGGTAGCTATTGGCACGAAACAGGCCAATGAAACAGTTCTTGCAGCCTTAACTGCATGCCGTGCATCCGGCATAGACTGGTACGCATTTACCTTCACGCAGGGCATTGAAGCTGCACTGGAGGATGAAGACGTGGCCGGGATTGCTGCTTTCGTGGAAGCGTCTGACATTTACACCGTGTGGTTCCACCTCGTGACCGCCAGCAGCTATACCACGAAAATGTCAGCTCTGAAATCTGCTGGCTACATGCGCACGATGGCTATCTACAGCAGTGGAACAGCCACCATCACCGCCGGCATCATGGGCCGGGCCATGGGCTTAAACTACGATGGTTCCCCGGCATTCAATCTGGCTTACAAGGCTATCGCTGGAGCCACACCGGAAACCACTCTGACCGCTGCAAATCTGACCGCACTCCTCGCAGCCAACGGAAACGCATATCTTCGTCAGGGAAGTTCCTACAACCTGTTCCGGCAGGGAAAAATGGCCAATGGCTACGCCTTTGATGATGTGCTCATGGCGGATATGCTGGCGAACAAGATCCAGACCGAGGTCATGAACACACTGACCGCCGAGAACAAGATCCCGCAGACGGATGAAGGTGTACAGATTATCATGAATGTAATCTCCGGCCCCTGCGAGGAAATGCTTGCCCGAGGATACCTGGCACCGGGCGTCTGGAATCGGAACAGCGTGCTGACACTGGCCAGAGGAGACATGCTGACCAAGGGCTATAAAATCATGACCACGAGCGTCAACGACCAGAGCCAGACGGACAGGGATGCGAGAAAAGCCCCGCCGATCTATGTCTGCGCGAAGACCGCCGGTGCGATTGAATATGTGGTTCTGGCAATCACGGTCAACCGATAGGAGGTGAAAGAAATGCGGGATGCATATGATTTTTCGCAGTGCAAGCTGGTGCTGCGCCATCCCTCGCTGGGTATCATAACGATTACCGGTAAGGGCGTTGGTACATGTACTCTTAATATGACCGGAGACCGGACCGCAATGGAGGTTGCGGCTGACGGCACCGTCATGACCTCGAAAATCAAAGACCGCCGGGGCAGTCTGGGAATTCAGCTGCAACAGACATCGGAAGCGAACCTGTCGCTTTTGAAATGGTACAACTACCTCGAAACCGCACATGCCTCCGAATGGGACAAGATTACAGGCAGCCTGACCGCTCCCAATACCGGGGAACAGTATCTCCTGGATCGCTGCGCTTTCCAGAAGCTACCCGACCGCTCCTATGGGGCGCAGGGCTCAATGCAGACCTGGAACATCCTGTCGGCAGATGTCCAGCAGGACTACTAGGGGGGTAGAGCATGCGGGAAGTAATGAAAACCGTTGAGATTGACGGCCGGAGGTTTCTGATCAAAAAGCTTCCGGCCGCAACGGCTTATGCGCTTCTGGCGGAGATTCTGACGAAGGGACTGCCGCTAAACATCATCGGTACAGTTCTGGAACAGTTCATCCCTGCGGGGATGCTGAAAGCCGCCGGGAAACGAACCATGACCGTAGAGGAAATGGAGAAGCTGGAACTGGCGTTTCTGTCCTGCGTCAGCGAAATGCTGCTTTCCGGTCCGGTAGAGACTCTCGACAGTCAGGGAAACTTTCAGGTGGAGAATCTGGAATACGATATGCTGCTCTTCGGCGAACTGTTAGCCGAAGTGCTGAAATGGCAGTATGCGGATTTTTTTACCGGGATTCTCCGGAAGCTGGGGATCGAAGATCTGACGATTCAGCTGGACGATCCGGAGAAACTGAAAACCCTGCTCTCCAACATCTCCTGAAAAGAACCGGAAATCTGAGCGAGTACCTTTTCGCGCCGGTGCTGGCCGGGTACTGGAAGCAGCATGAACTGTGGGACGGGACCTATACGCTGGACGATCTGGCAGACATCCATGAAGTCATGGTGGTAAAAAACCACAACGAAAAGATCATACAGGATTACTACAAAGCACAGGCGGAAGCAGAAGGGAGGCGATGAAGCATGCCGGGAGGATTTACGAGTATCCTGAAAGAGTACGGCGTGGTATTGGGCTTTAAGGCCAATGAAGACCAGTACCGGCAGGCCATGAACACACTGGCCAAACTGGAAAAAGGAACAAATCAGATTGCCGGGAAGATTGGCAAGAATTTCGCCAAAGGTTCTGTACTTGTGCTGTCAGCGATCGGCAGCATCATAGCCGGCACCAACGCCTTTATGAAATCCGTCGCAGAAGCTGACCTTCAAACCGAGAAATTTGCCAACCGCATGTGGATGACTGAGCGCAATGCCCGCGGCCTGCAGGAAAGCTTAAAAGCCCTGAAGATGGATATGGGGGATATCAATGATATCGCCATCCATCCAGAGCTTAGAGAGCGGTTCTTCAAACTGCGTGCAGATGCGGCAAAGTATGAAAGCTCAGATGTGGATGTGGGACTGAAAAAGATTCGGGAGTTCCAGTTCGAGTTCACTCGCACCCAGATCCTGATGTCCTACGCCGGCCGATACATCGCCTACTATCTGCAGATGTATCTGGAGAAACCCATGGAGCAGATTCGCCTGAAACTCAAAGCCTTCAACGATAAAGGACCGGAGAGTGTTCAGAAATGGGCGAAGCGGATTGCAAGATTCGCGGCAATCGTGGTGCGGCTCGGTACGACAGCAATCCGATTCATCGGGGATATTATTACCGCCATTGATAAACTCCCACCAAAGGCGAAAGCTGCGGCTCTTATCATAGCTGGAATCGGACTTATCATGGCGGCCCCGTGGCTGGCGGTATCGGCGGCCATTCTGGGCGTTTTGCTCCTTCTGGATGACTTCTACACCTGGAAACGAGGCGGAAAGTCCGCATTCGGGAAGATCTGGGAAGAATTAGAAGAACTGAAAGAGTCTCTCACCAGTGATGACGGGGCGACCGTTTTTCTCTCTAATGTTAATACGTCAGCCGGTGAGCTGCTGGTTACGTTACAGAATATTGCGGATGTGCTGGGTATCATCGGACATGAGAGCATCCCTGTGTTGCAGGACGGCTGGGATATGCTGCTGGATTCTGTCGGTGGAGGATTAAAAGATTCCATTCATTTCCTGAACTACCTTTCAGACCTGATCGATAAGGTGGCCAGAGGTGAGATTTCTCCATGGGAAGCCATAAAGCAGATCGGAAAAGACTGGAAAGCCCAGGGAGACGTCAAAGCGGAACAGAGCCGGCAGGCTTTGGCCCGAAAGCAGGCAGAAAAAGAAGGACTCCCATTGGTTCCTATGGTTGATGAAACAGAAGGACCAGAAGCAGAGAGAATCACAACCCTGAACTTGCTGGAAAAAATCTCCGGTCTTACCGGAAGATTTGAACGTATCCTTCCACTGATGATTCCGGAAAAAAGTGCGCAGGCACCTTTCCCCGGCATACAGCCAGTTGCCTTGCCGGTCATGGCCAATGGCCCGCAGAATCAGGTATATAACACCACGACCAGTACGAGAAACCAGAAGACCTATCAGGTGCAGCAGGATAACCGTGTCACACAGAATATGACCTTCAATGTGAATGGAAGTAATGCGCGATCCGATGCCCGTACCATAAGCACCTATCTGCGCACAGCGCAGAACCGGGCCGAATCCAGCTGGGCAAATGGTCGTCTTTCCGGATTGGACAAGCTGGACAAAAACTAGGGGGGAGGAGAAATAATGGCAGATGAACAGCTGGATCAGCTGATTTACATCAAAACTAATCTGGCGGGGTACTTTTTTGATGCTTTCATCGACATGGAGCATAAAAGTGACCTCAAAATCACCTCCCACCCGGTACAGATGGGAGCCAATGTAGCCGATCATGCCTATATGGAACCCCTGGAACTCACAATGACCGTCAAAATGTCCGAGTGTAACAGTGACATCTGGCCGGATCAGTTTACAGGCCGCTATTCCCGCTCCGCTTCGGCGCTGGCCGTGCTGCAGGATCTCCAGCGAAACCGGATTCCCTTTCGGGTGCATACGCGCCTTCGGGAATACCAGAACATGCTGGTCAAATCCATCGTGGCCCCGGACGACAGCACGAAACTCTACGGCATGGAGGCTACGGTTACCATGCAGGAAGTCATCGTAGCCCAGGCGGAAACCGTAAAGGTAAAAACCAGCAAACGGGCGCAGACCACGGACACATCCGAAGGTGGCGTTATCTCCGCCGTGCCTGTGGAAGATGCCTCGCTTCTGGCCCAGTTATCAGATTGGTTATCGGGGGTGATGCGCAGTGCCTGAACTGAAAAACCTATACCGGCTGCCCGTCACGAATAAACCGAATAATATCTTCCGGGCGCAGGTAGTAGTTGACGGCGAAAACCGCGAATATATCCTGACACTAAGATACCGGGAAGTTTGCCGCTACTGGACAATGGACGTGGCAGACCTTAACGGCAATGACATCCTTGTAAATGTCCCGCTGGTAACCGGTGTCAATCTCTTTCAGCAGCTGGGATACCTTGGCTTGGGCGCGGTTATCCTGATTGACCGGCTGAATACCGGCAAGTCTGCTGCAGCTGCAGACGAACTGGGATACGGTACCATCATGCTGTGGGGATCGGAGGGATAGCGATGGCCTATGTTTTCCCCTTATCCTGTGGCTGGGAGAATTCCAGTGTGACCGGCGGATACCCGTCCTATTCCTCCGGGAAATTTCACGGCGGAATCGATCTGGTTGAAACGAACGGCGGTGACCCTCAGGTCATAGCTGCTATTGGTGGAATCGTGGAGCGGGTGCGACACCTGACGAATAGCTACGGCGAACATGTTGTGATTGCCGGCACAGACGGCCTGTATCACTTCTACTGCCATATGAAAGCCGGATCAGTTCAAGTTTCGGAGGGCCAGCAGGTAGCTGCCGGACAAGTCTTGGGTACTATGGGCGCGACCGGTAACGCAACCGGCCCCCATCTGCACTATGAAGTCCGCAGCACGCTAAACGGAACGCAGCAGAGTTCAGTTGTTGACCCTGCGCCCCTGCTGGGCATTACCGGAACTCCGAACAGCCCCGTCACAGCCAGAACAGCCGCCGCCCCGACGAATGGGAACGAACAGCCCATCACGCTTCAGACCGTACCATATCAGGATACGGAGATTCAGGAAGCAGTGGCCGGCAGCGAAGAAAAAGGTGAGTACCTTTTCGGCCGCCGGTGCCGGGTACTGATTGCGGACGAAACCGGCTATGCTGTGGATGTGTCCGATCTGCATATTACATTCCAGATTATCAAGACCTATCTCAGCGATTTGCAGTACTCTGTGATCGACATCTACAATGTCAATCGGAATACAGAAAACTTCGTAATCTCAAGGGGCTATCAGGTTATGGTGGAGGCCGGATACACCGGAAGCTACTACGGTCAGATATTCACCGGAGACATCGTTCAGGCGTATGGCTTCAACGAGAATGGAACGGATTTCGTGCTGCGGATTATTGCCGCGGACAATGAACGCTTTATCAGCGAGGGATTTGTGTGTTTCAATTTCCTCAAAGGCTTAACCCAGCGGACAGCTGCGGAGAATATTGTTTCCAAAGCAACCATCCCGACCCGGCTCAAAGGTTTTTCCGATAACGCAAATGAAGTAACACTCCCGAGGGGGAAAGTCTTCTTCGGCATGGCCAGAGATTATCTGGATCAGATTGCGAAAACCACAAACACCACGGTACTGACCCAGGACGGAACGATCAGTCTTGTGCAGATCTCCGACCCGGACCCGGACCGAATCTTCAAACTGACACCAAAAACCGGGCTGATCGGCGTACCCCAGCAGGAGGATATGGGAATATCAGGAAAGTGCCTCCTGATTCCGCAGATCCGCGTGGGCCGCACCGTCATGGTAGAAAACCAGTACATTCAGCAGAAGCAGATCACCGTAGGTTCCAATGCCAGCGTCAGCAGCATCGGAGCCGCGCTGGGCAGCTCTGAGGTAGTGGCCGCACGCAGTCCGACAGTGGCCTATACCGGGCTGGAACTGATTAAACGCTATGAGGGCTGTGAGCTTACCGCCTATCAGGATTCCGGCGGCGTCTGGACGATAGGCTATGGCCATACGGCCGGAGTCCATTCCAGTATGACCATCACGCAGGAGCAGGCTGAACAGCTGCTGGCGGAGGATTTGATGGAATTTGCCGGATATGTAGACAATACCTATTATGTACCTTTTACCGCTGAGCTGAACGAGAATCAGCGGGATGCGCTCATATCCTTTGCCTTTAACTGCGGACAGGGTAGTTTAAAGCAGCTTTGTCAGGGCCGTACCGTGGAAGAAATAGCGGAGCATATGCTGAACTACACGAAGGATGCCAGTGGAAACCGGCTTGCAGGTCTGGTTCGCCGGAGACGGGCCGAGTATGACCTCTACAATACACCGGTGGGGGATATTCCCTACAGCGATACGGAAGACCAGCCTGAAACCCAAACAGGACAGACAGATGCCGTCAGCGTATCACCGCTGGACCGCCACGCGGTTTATCGGATAGCGAAGGTAAAGTACAACGGAGACACGCGGGGCGATGCCTGGTACATTGAATTTGAAGCTATGACACAGACCGGATATGTGCCGGCGCTCTTAACGGACGAAAGCGGGCAGGCTTTCTAAGGAGAAAAACTATGAAAACACTATCCCAGACCATAGGCGAGGAAAATACACAGAGGCGCCTTTTCGCCGATGCGATCAAAAGCAATATCCGGGCAGCCATGCCTGGAATCATCACGGCTTTTGATGCCGCAAGCTGCACCGCGACTGTGCAGCCGGCTATTCGGGAAGTGCTGGCCGATGAAAACGGAAACGCGGTGCATATCACCCTGCCGGAGCTGCTGGACGTTCCGGTTATCATGCCCCATGCGGGAATCTACTCTATTACCCTTCCGGTTACCGCAGGCGATGAATGCCTTGTAGTCTTCGCCGATATGTGCATTGATGCCTGGTGGCAGTCAGGCGGCGTGCAGAACCAGATGGAGCAGCGGCGGCACGATCTCTCAGATGCCTTTGCCATCTTGGGGCCGTGGAGCCAGTCGAATAAACCGGTTTCCTATAGCACGGAAGGACTGGTCATCAGTAACGGCAGCGGATGTGCTGTCACGCTTAAAAGCGACAAGATCGAGCTACACGGCCCGGTCATCGTGAAGAATGACATGGAAATCAAAGGGGATGTGTACATGCACGGATCCATCATAGACGTTGACGATCCGGAGGAGGTGCTGCCGTGAGATACAGAAGACTGACTGAATCCGGTGACTACAGTTTTGGTCAGGGAAGACTGGAATATCAGGAAGGGCTCCAAGCGGTAATGCAGGCCATCAAAACCAAACTGCTGCTTCTGAAGAGCGAGTGGTGGGAAGAACTTGAGGACGGACTGCCGCTCTTTCAGAAAATCCTGTTACAGCGGGGCACGGAAGAAGGACTGCGCATCGTGGAGCTGACGGTGCGGGACCGGATTATGGATACACCCCATGTGCTTGATGTGACCAGCTATGAAGCGGACTATGACCGGAATACCCGGAAATACACGGCGACAATCACAGTCAGTACTGACTATGGAAATGCAGCCACGATCTATGAACTGGAGGTGAGCCCATGACCTACACCGCACCATACATTGATGAAACAGGGATGCATATCCCGACCTATGCGGATATCCGGGACTGGCTGGTCGGACAGATGAAGTCTATCTTCGGTGCGGATATCTATCTCGACAATGATAGCCAGGACTACCAGATGATCTCAGCTTTTGCCCTGATGCTATATGATATCCAGCAGGGGTTGCTATTAGCGTACAATAATGCTTCGCCGACCTATGCCGTAGGGACCGCTTTGGATCGCCTTGTAGCCTTAAACGGCATCCGCCGCATTGCTGCCACGCAAAGTACCTGCATGGTAAAACTGACCGGGACTGCCGGAACGGAAATCCATTCCGGTGTGGTGCAGGACATCCATGGATATTTTTGGGATCTGCCGGAAACGGTTAAGATTAACGGGGATACCTATGTAACCGCAACCTGCCGGACCGCTGGTGCTATTACTGCCGCTGTTGGTGAGATCGGTATTATCAGTACTCCCACACGGGGATGGACAGATGTTACAAATGTATCCGCAGCGATTCCCGGAACTGCAGTGGAAAACGACATGGCTCTCCGCGCCCGTCAGAAGAGCAGCACAGCCAATCCGTCCAACACGGTCTTTGAAGGTGTTGTGGGCGCAGTTTCCAATCTCTCCGGTGTTACTCGCTGCCGGGCCTATGAGAACGACACCGGTGAAGAGGTGGACGATCTCCCGGCGCACAGTATTACACTGGTAGTAGAGGGCGGGAACAGTTCTGAGATTGCACATACCATTCTTCTGCACAAAACCCCCGGATGCTATACCAACGGTGATGTAGAAACCAGTATTCCTGCGGATGACTATGGCAATACCAATACCATACGCTTCTACCGTCCCACCTATGTTGATGTGGAGGTTAGTGTTACCATAGCGGCTTTGGATGGATACACCAGTGCAACAGCAGAAGCCATCAAAGCCAATCTCTATGAAAAACTGTCATTTTATGGCATTGGCGAATCTCTGTATATTCCGAATCTCAATGGCCCGATCCTTAATGCGTTGGGATCCCCGCCAGATTTCTATGTAACGGAGCTTACCGCGAAGAAAAAAACCGATGCAGAAAGCTCCACTGGAGAGATCAGTATTGAGAAAACCGAAGTCCTGCGCATTGCTCTCACGGATATTACCGTGGCGCTGGCAGAGGAAGAAACCGAACCGGGAGGTGAAACATGAGCGTTGATAAATACCTGAATGTCATTACCTCCGAGCACCGGCAGCAGCCGAATTACACGGCAATGTTGTCGGTGCTTTTGCGTCCGGCAGATGACGTGCAGAATCTGCTGGATCTGTGGACGTATATATTCGACCTGGAATCCGCCGAAGGGGATGCATTGGATAAACTGGGTGAGAGGGTCGGATGTCTCAGATCTCTGGATCTCTATCCGGAAAGCCAAGCTATGGTTCGTCTGGAAGATGATTACTACCGGGTATGTATCAAAGTAAAAATCCTGAATAACCAGTGGGACGGTACAATAGAGAGCCTATTGAAGAACTTTGATACCATGTTTCCAGATTATATTCTGACGGTGGTGGATAATCAGGATATGACCATGAAACTGATTATCGAAGGTATATCAGATAAGCTGATGCAACGTCTGATGATGGTAGGACATCTGCTTCCAAAACCGGCCGGCGTTCGGCTGGAAATCGTGATCCGCATACTGCGGGAAGATGACCTCAATCTCTATACCGGCATTGCCATGAAAACGACAAAAAACCGGGAAGGCGAGGTTCCGGAATGGTACGCGGATACCCTGACTCTTTTAGTGGAAAACGATGGTGAAGTCAGCGAGGAAACGATCACCATGCCGGAGGGACTGCTGCTGTTCACCATGCAGGAATATGGTGTTATTGCCGGAACTCCGGAAGATATTGCGGCCGTAGCCATAACGGATGGGGTAATAGAGATTGAGGAGGAGGTGGAATAAATGCAACTGATGATAACCGACGCTGGTAAAGAACTGCTGATCGGCTGCCTGGCGGACGGTGATAGTTTGACCTTTACCAGTGTAGCTTTTGGTGACGGAACACAGGACGATCCGGCTACTGCGACCGCATTGGATAACCAAGTTGCGAATACAGCCATAACCAGTGTTACAGAAGATGAAGGTCACGAATATGTTACCCTGGGGCTAACATTTACCAATAGTGCCATTGCGTCAGGCTTTAAGATTACGGAGATGGGCGTATTCGCCCACGGAGATGACAACAATTCTCTCTTGTTCGCCTATGGCACTGAGGAAGAAAACAATGCTGACTATGTACCGGCCAACACCAGCGGTCTGGTAGAAATCGTCCTCTCTATCGTCATCTATCTGGGAGATACGGCGAACATTACGATCACAACTGCTACCAGTGCGGTAGAGGCGGTAAGCGCAGCCCTGGAAGCGCATATCGCTGATGCCAGCATGCACGGAACCACGCTGGAGGATATAGGCGCGGCGTCAGAGAACCATACCCATGCCGCATCGGATATCACATCCGGTGTTCTGCCGGTTGCTAAAGGTGGAACTGGGAAAGGGCAACTGAGTGCCGCTGCAGTTCTGACCGCAAGAAATGGTGCGGTATTTGAATTGACGCCATCAAAAGGGGCGATGTATTCCACCGGAACCAATGAAATGCCGAGATTCGGCATACTGCCGGTAGAAGGAGGTGGAAGCGGGAAGAATAATCACACAACCAATGCCATCCTGACCGGAAACGGAGCATCCTCTGTCAAAAATGTCCCCACAGCCAAAGGTGCAGCCTACGCCGAATCTACCAATGGTGCACTGAAATTTGGCACCCTGCCGGTAGAAGAGGGCGGCACCGCGGCTACAACCGCCGCGCAGGCCAGAAACAATCTGGGGGCCGTAAGCAAAGCCGGAGATACGCTGACCGGGAATCTGCGAGTCAGAAAAGCCAGTTATCCAGGCTTTGAGGCAGAAAACACCGGTACGGGAAAAACCGCGGCATTGCAGGCCCGTGACAATGGAAATGCTGCTTTGTTCAATCGAACGGACAACAACAATGAAACCTGGCTTGCCCTGGAAGACTGTGGTCAGGCAACTGTGGAGAATATGCTTTATCTTGGACGCAAGGTTAGCGGTGGTTCAACCTACTACAAGGTTTTCGGGGAGCACAACACAGCATTGCTGGCCAGCATTATTCAAAGTCTGTTACAGGGAGGGAACATCAGCGTGATCAGACATCTAGTGAGAGGGAAGTACACTCCCACGTCAGGTGGAGACAGTATCGACGCAACCATTTCGTTAACCGGGTTTTCAAACTCAAATAAAATGGTGTGTAACCTGTTGGGATTCACCACCGGCGGACTAGCAGAAGGCGCAGAGTGCTATATTGAACTTTTGAACTCCAACCAGTTAAAGATTGTCGGTAAAACACACGAAAGTAATATAGCATTTTCCGCGATTTCATATGAAGTTGTCGAATTCTATTAAAACAGAAAGAGAGGAAACAATTATGGCATACGCATATTCTGACAAATACGAAACCTTACACATCGTTGAAAAAAAGGAAACCGCAGAACAGTACCGCGGCAGCGGTGCAATCGTCAGCACGGACTATCCGTGTGAAGGAGGCTACCCGGTCAAAGACGGGGAGCACATCTTCGTGTATCTGAAATCCGGCACCGCCTACATCGGGGGCAACGAACCGCCGAAAGGGAAGCCCTATGATCTGACGGCAGATGTTGCCTTGGCGGAGATTGTGAATAAAATCCAGGCATAACAACGAACCGTAGCTATACAGGCGTCTGAATAATTCAGACGCCTTTTCTGCTTAAAGAGGAGAAAGCCTATGAGTGATTTAATTGGCTGGAAGAAAAACAACGAAACATATGCCCTCAAAGACACCGAGGCCAGAGAAGCCGTTGAAGCCATGGAAGACGATATTTCCGATATCAAAACCGAATTGACCGATGCCCGGCGGGATAACGAAGGAACCGTTCATTCCTCTGTAGGAGCTTCCATACGTGCTGTTGGCGCGTCACTGGAGGATATGCGCACCGAGCTGCAGGATGCCATGGATAACTCCATCCCAACGGACATCGCTCTGGATGCGGAAGATCTGCTGCTGTATCTCGTAGACGGCGAGGGCAACCAGATCGGGGACGGAGTAGACCTATCTGCCGGCGTTGGCACCGGAGGCACCGCGGGTGATTCGATCAAACTGACGAACCTGACCACGGTCGGCAATACCACCGCCACGGCTCTGACCATTTTGTCCGGCGATAGTGTGACCATAACCTACCGCTTTAACATCTACGACGTGACCCAGGCACTGGTGGACGGTACCGGTACCGCGAAATACTATGTCAATAACGTGCTGGTATCCTACGGCCCGGTGGCCCAGGGACAGAACAGCATAACCCTGCCGTCCAGCGTATTCACGACCGGCACCAATACTCTGATCGTCAGAGTGGAAGATTCCGACGGTAATAAACGCAGCTTAACCTATACCGTGACTGTGGTTGATCTGGTGCTGCGCTCCACTTTCGATAACTCCACTGCATTTGTCGAATCCGAAATGGAAAGCGGCGCGATCACCTTCCCGTATGTTCCCTATGGCGGCAGCACACTGGAGAAAACCGTCCACTTCGAGCTGGATGGAACCGAGATCGGCACCGTTACCACCAAAAACTCCGGCAAGACGATGTCCTACAGCATCGCCCGACCCACACACGGCAGCCATATCTTACGGGTATGGATGACGGCCAGTGTCAACGGGCAGACCATTACCTCGAATTTTTTGTACTATGATTTTGCCTACATCCGGAGCAATGGCAGCGCGATTGTCATCGCCTCCGATTTCAACGAAACCAGCATAGTAGAAGGGAACATCCTGGCTGTTCCCTATCTGGTATATGACCCGGTTGCCTTAACGACCAGCGTCAGCTTTGCTATCCAGTACGAAGCGATCAATGCTGATACCGGTACCGCCTACTGGGCAACCTTCAGGACCCTGGGACCGTATGAAGTAGATCGCACCCAGCAGACCTTAAACATCCGGGAATACCCAACCGGCAGCATCCGCATCCGGATCACGGCCAACCATGTCAGCAGCGGAAGCAGCGGCGGTGTAACCCGTGATTTCGTGCTGACAGTTGCCGAAAGCGACATCGACATTGCTCCCCTGACCGCAAACCTGTCTCTGGACATGGACACCGCGGGCCGGTCCTCAGACGAATCGGAATCCATCCGCGGCGTATGGAGGGACAAAGTCGATACCACCGTCATGGCAACCCTGTCCGATTTTAACTGGAAAACCAACGGCTGGATACTGGATGATGACGGCGGAACCCCGCTGAAAATCTCCGGGGAAGCGGAAGTGACCATTCCGTTTTATCCTTTCTCCCGAAATGCTATTGGTGCCAGTGGTTCCGGTATGACGGTTGATATTGATTTTATGGTGGATGACATCCAGAACCCCAACGCGGTTCTGTTAAGCTGTATGACCGGGAATGGTCCCGGCTTTAAGATCACCGCCGAGAAGATCGTGTTTTCCTCCGACTTGCAGAGCATTGAAACCCAGATCCCGGCCGGCGAACGAATCAAGGTTACGATGGTAGCCGACGATCCTCAGGGAATGGATAAACTGCTCCGGATGTACACCAACGGTGTCAGCGGTTCCGGTTCCGGTGTTAAAGCCTACACATCCGACAGTATGCAGCAGGGCTCTCCGGTACCGATTACCGCAAACGGCAACGGTGCGACCCTGTACATCTATGCCATCAGGGTCTATTCAATCGCTCATACGGGCCGGGACGTGGTGGCCAACGAGATCGCCCATTATGAAACGGTCAGCGAAAAAGCCGCCGCCTACTATGAGAATGAGATCTACAGCGCCGGATCGGACGCCGTTGATATCAACGCCCTGCAGGAAGCAGCTCCGGGCCTGACCATCGTCTACCTGACCGGTGCCGCTATGCCTTCGGCCAAGATCAATACGGACGGATCAGTATCCAAAACCGGTACGGTCTTATCCGGGCAGATTATTGACCCGGATAACGAGTTGTGCTGTTCTTTTGAAAACATGACCTGGGAAATCCAGGGTACATCCTCGGCAGCCTACTTCCGGAAAAACTACCGGGGCCGGTTTAATAACGTCATCAAATCCAACGGAGAAGAAGCTTCCGGCTATGCCATCAAGAGCGGTCTTTTAAGAGCCAAGAAGATTACCTTCAAGAAAGACGTGGCTTCGTCTGAGCAGGGGAATAATACCCTCTTAGCCAGCTACTACAACGAGATCTGTCCTTACCAGACCCCGCCGCAGGAAATCGACAGCCGCATCCGGCAGGGCATTGACGGGAAGCCCTGTGCGATGTTCTTTGCCTGCACTGATCCCAACAGCCCGGAATACAACAACGGGCAGCCGCAGTTCTACGGGAAGTACAACATGAATATCGACAAGGGCGCGGATAACGTATTCGGATTCGGATTAGAGGATGAGAACGATGAACCGCTGTATCCGCTGGCCCAGAGCTGGGAGTTTCGGAACAACACCAGCGACCGCTGCCTCTTCCGTTCAGCGGATTTCATATCCAAAGACAGTAACGGTTCGTTCAGCTGGCTGAACGATTTCGAAGCCCGTTATGGGCCAGGAGAAGATGAAGAAGATACCACCCAGCTTGCCGCGCTGTTCGCCTGGATCGTATCCACCAACCCGGACGCAGCTACCGGAAACGCTCTGGCCACACCCTACACCGTAACCAAGATGATGGCCAATGCTGTGGTGTATGAGACCTGGGTGGATGAAAACGACAATAACGCGGTTAAGAATGTGACCGTGACTGACGGCAACGGCTTCACCAGAAAAGTGGTAACCAGTTCCCGCTTTGAGACCGAGACCATTACCGTATCCGGCGAAACCTACACCGTCATGCCGATTGACGCCAGCGGAAATGAAATCTACCGGCACAGCACGGATACTGCCACCTACCGGGAGGATAAATTCTACGCGGAATTTGAGGATCACTTCGTTAAGCAGGACGTGATTTTCTACTACATCTTTACCGAATACTTCCTCATGATCGACAACCGGGCCAAGAACATGTTCATCACGAGCTACGACGGCACCCACTGGCTCTTCCTGCCCTACGACATGGATACCGCTATTGGCATCAACAACGAGGGCGAGCTGGCCTTCGGCTATGGACTGGAACTGGCGGATCAGATCGGGACTTCTCATGTATCCAACGACCAGGGGAGAAGCGTCCTCTGGAACAACGTGGAAGCGACCATGCAGGCAGAAATCTCGGCCATGTTCTCTGAAATGGAAACCGCTGGGTACTTCAACCCGGAGATCATCAATACCCGGTATGTCAACCATCAGGGACAGTGGCCGATGAACCTCTGGAACGAGGATCAGGACTGGGCCTACGGTGTGCCGCACCGAAACGGGGATGATACCTACCTCCCCATGTGGCAGGGGAACAAGGCTCTGCAGCGTTACTGGTGGCTCAAACACCGGCATGTGTATATTTGCTCCAAGTATCAGTCCGCTTCGGCCCTGAATGACAATATCTTACTCCGAACCTACACGCCGGGGGCCGGAACCGCAAGCCTGGAGTACGTGCCGGCCAGTGGCGATATGGCCATTACCCCGTGGCAGGATGTCTATGTAGCCATCAAGTGGGGCTCCTACCTCGTAACCAGAAGATCAACCGCCGGCACGATCACCATCATGCAGAAACCGGCCGGTGTGGGAAGTCTGAACGATACCGAAACCTACGTCTACAGCGCGTCCGCCATCAAGGATATCGGGGATTTATCCCCGCTCTATGTGGGCCAGTGCGACGTACACAATGCGATCCATCTGGAACAGCTGATCCTGGGATCAGAGCTGGAAGGTTACGAAAACACGAACTGCACCAGCGTAGTCGTCGGCAACAACCGCTGCATGAAAAAGGTCGATGTACGGGGCCTGACCAGCTTAGCCGGGGCCTTAAACCTCTCCGGCTGCGAGAACATCCGGGAAGTCTATGCAGAACGTACCGCTCTGACCTCTGTTGAATTACCCAACGGCGGGTACCTTGAAACACTGCACCTGCCGGATACCGTAACCAAATTGACGCTCTTAAATCAGGAATACCTCGCTGAACTGGAATACAATGACTTAAGCAGCGTCACCCGCCTGAATATTGAGAACTGCCCGTATTTGGATTTGAAAGACATTTTATCCGAATGCACCAATCTCCAGTTTGCCCGGCTGATCGACGTAGACTGGACCGAAGAAGATTCCACCAACCTGGAAAAACTTCTGGCCTGCCACGGAATTGATGAAAGTGATAACACCACCACCGGAGCCGCGACCGTAACCGGATCGGTCTATGTGGAAACCATCGACGGCGATATTTTAAGCCAGCTCAGATCCGCTTTCCCGTATCTGACCATTACCTACGGATCCGCCGGCGTAACCCTGTATTTTAAGAATGCAGCCAATGATGACGGCGAAGCCGGTAAGCTGTGGGTCAAAGATGTAGAAACCCCGATCACGTGTGCTTCATCCACCCCGGGCAGCCCGGAAGAGAATGATTACTGGTACGATACCGCCAACAGCACCCTCTACAAATACAATGGCAGCAGCTGGGTGGCAGCATCGCAGGAGATCAGCTACAGTGGGAGCAGACCGGAAGATCCGGATACCGGCGACTGGTGGTATGACAGCACGAACAGCCTGCTCTATCAATGCGCGGAACAGTACCGGCAGCTGCTGGCCTTTGGTGATACCGGCCATTATCCTTATGACGCCAGCCACAGCGAGATTGCCGCCCCGACCTTAAAGAGCACTGCCCGGTACAGCTACACCTTTACCGGATGGTCCGGCAGCATCACCAGCGTGACCGCCAGCCGGAACATTACTGCCACCTACAGCAAAACCACCCGGCAGTACGGCGTTACCTGGAAGAATGGGAGCACGGTCTTGGGCTACGGCACTGACGGATCAGACGTATCCGATGGTGCAAACATTCCCTACGGCACTACCGTTGAATGGGCGGGTAACACCCCCACCTACAGCGGAGCCGAAAGCGACATGGTCTTTGCCGGCTGGAATTTCAAGAACATCGACGATGACAACGTGGAAACCGTAGGCGCTTCCGATGCCCTGACTTATACGGTAAAAGGCACCACCATAGCGGAAGCCTCCTTCATCCAGTTGACGGTACCGGCCACTGTCAAGACCTTTGCCGAATGCACCTGGGGTGAAATCATAGCCCTGTGCAAAGCAGCCTATGATGGAACCCTGCAAACGAAAACCGGATATGCCACCCTGCAAGCTTATGGCTGGGCGGTCGGAAACGAAAACACCATCACTCTGAAATCCGGCGAAGAAGTGACCCTGAAAATCTGGGGCTTTGACATCAACGTAGATGAAGATAACCATACGTTGCCGGTGACCATCGGCACCAAGTATTCCCTGGTGGATACGCGAGCAATGAATGCCAGCGCCAAGCAGCTGTACGGATATGGAATCTCTGCGGATAACGGCAATGCCGCAGTCACGGCCACGACCATGAACACAACCTACAACAATACGCACGGTGCAGGGAATATCACGATTGAATTCACGAAAAGAACCTATCTGAATAATATTCTCGTGACCGATGGCACCAAGACCTTCCGGTACTATCTGACTGGTGCACGAAGCCTGGAGAATCTGGCCAACCGGATGGATGTGAACTATCTGGCGCAGGAGGATGCTACCGGATTTACTGCCAGAGCTGGGAAGGTGGAAATCGACGATCAGATCACGTTCAGCTATGAGAACGCAAATGGTGATACCGGAAGCATTATTCTGGATGGAACCGAAGGCGTAATCAAGATCTTTGACCGTGCTCTGAGTACCGCGACCAGCAATGATTACAGAGCCATCGAATTCATGCCCGGCAGTAAAATCATCATCCCCATGGAAAACGACGGACAGATTGTCATCACCGGACGGGCATTGTATAATGGAGGCGGATACAAGGAAAGCGAACTGCGGGCCTGGCTGACGGGAACCTTTATTGATCAGCTGCCGGCTATTATTCAGCAGAGAGCCACGGGGGTAAAACGAGTAACTCAGATCGGTGGTCTGGACTGGGATACCTTTGATACCTGTTATGACAAGGTCTTCATTCCCACCATGCGGGAGTTAAACTTCAGCAATGCGACTACGCATCCCTACTGTGATGAGAACAACACACCCTTCCCGACCTTTGCGACGGCTGCAGTAAGGACGCTTCTGACCTACCCCGGAGGCGATCAGAGCAAGGCTGTGCGGGCGTGGACGTCCTCCGCCACCAGTGGCAGCGTAAACTATTTTGTCAACGTTAACCTTGACGGTTCTTACAACTCCAGCATTGCTTACAACCGCTATGGTGTGGCATTCGGCTTCTGCGTCATATGAATCCGCAGCAGTAATACGGAAAGACTGTATCCGCCCGTAGTCGCCCGCTGTGTCGGGCGCGGAGGGCAAAGGGCAAAACA